CTGCTCGAAACATCAAGCATACAGTACGATGCGGAGGTAGCCTGTACTGGCTCACCGACCGTGGGTGCTGCATTCGTATCAATTCAATGGATCTTAACCGGAGCCGCGCCATAAGGAGAACATAATGAAACAAGTAATCATACCCATTTTAATCGCATCTATAGTAGCCTTTGCCCCCACGGCAGAAGCTACGTTACAAGACCCAGTCACGCAGCGTGCCTGTGGATTTGATGTTAATCATAACGGCATAGTTGGCGAAGCTGGCGAATGCGATTTCTGCGACGGATCAACTACTGATCCTGATGGGGATGGGCGAGATGAGAGGATTGCTTATGTAGATTGCGGGTTCGGTATTGACTCCTCCATCTGCGGTTCCCCCGATAACCCGTGCCAGACCATTAAGCACGCAAAGATCAGAGTCTCTTCCCTTTCCCCCTCCGACGAGGAGTGGATCATTTGCTTCCAAGGAAATACCTGCCGGTTAGAAAATTTCAAACCTGGCAAATCAGTTCGTAACGACACAGAAGATTGTCCGTCGTACGGTGCGGAACCTGCGGGCACGGCTCAATGCTCTAAGAACCCTAACCGATTGATCGGCTGGGATGCAGACGCGGATGGCGAGTACCCGCCGTACGACTCGGACGACAACTCGATCATCGTTGGCAGGACTCAAGCCTCTGGTCAGGCCATGATTGACAACAACGATTCCAGTCCCGTCCTCGACTTCAGCATGGCTCACTTTGAAGTGAATGAATACCTGTCGTTCGATCAAAGCCCCTCGACCAAAAGCAACGAAAACAAATCCTTCATCAACCTTGGTGGGGGTTTCAACCGATTTGAGATGCACGACTTCTACGGATTCGGTATCCTCAAGGAACAGCCTAAGTGTGGAGGTGTGAGGTTCTTCTCACTATTCATCACGCAGCCAGACGAGCCAGCCCACAATATGTTAGTTCGCCACGTTGAAACACCTGAACGAGGCGGCTACGGTATGCGTGGTGGTCACGGCCCGACCAAAACAGACGGCGACACTGGCCCCTACATATGGGCTGGATACGAAGCCACGATGCACGCTTGCGAAGGTAGCGAGTGTCCTCCAGACCCACAGCCCGGTGACTCTACATGGTGCAGCAGCGCATTGACTTCTATGAGTGCAACCAACTGCTTAGGCAAGATGTGGGGTGACATCAGCAACATTTGGTACTCGGACATAGCCTGTGACAGTAAGCTAGGTGAACTCTATAAACAGACCGGGGGCAAGGTTGCCACGCATAGCATGTTGACTATCAACGACAACCAGCAGAACATCAATATCACACGAGCGTACGCCCAGGGCTTCAAGGTTGCTATTACCTTCCAACCTGATCTCGATGGCACCTCTTTCGTTCACAGGAACGTAGATGACATCACCATCAAGGACAGTTGGTTTCACTGGAACGCTACTTCAGCCGCTCTGCTCCACAACAGCAGTGGCACCGCTCTGGGTACGGCTCTACGGCTGGAGCGTGGAAAGAATGGTCAAGGGAACGTAGGCCACACCGAGAACCTTACTGTGCAGAACTGCGCGGTGACATCCGAGGGTAGGATAGGTGGGTTTGTTCACGATCTGTCTGGCACGTTCTCTGGGTCCAATGCTCCTGGAGTACACACCTTTGAGAACATCACGATCAACGCCGAGCAGCACAACAGCAAGACCGATCAGAACGGTATGTTCATGTTTGGTGAGACTACTAACAACAGGCCCAGCAACCCTGTAGATAATATTGTAATAAGGAACATCGTGTTCCAAGGTGAGTCTGGCGATGGCCGAGACAGAGCCATCACGGTGACTCCCGATGTTGTCTCTGGTATGCAGTCATTCACGATAGACGAAATCAGCGCGGATGCTGACTTCACCTTCGGGTGGAACAACACTGAATACAGCACGGCTGCTGCCTTCGCTATGGCGAGTGGTAACAGCTGTGCTAACACGAACACCTGCGACACTGTGTTCCAGTCGGATAGGTGGCATGTAGATTCTTCCGACACCTGCGCTCGTGGAAGGGGTGCTGGCGGGGACATTCTGTCATCGTGGATTCCTTATATCGGCACAACCCCATTAACCACCACGACTACCACCACGACTACTACTACCACTACCTTAGCGACTGGGAACACCCCGACCCTAAGCGGCGTAGAAATCATGGGAGGCATACACGAATAGCCTTGTAAACGCCCCAGCGTATCTGGTATTCTAGAGATAGTGGGCGAGGTAACGCCCACAGGAGAAACAAAACATGATTGAATTAGTATTAACAACTGCCCTACTGTGTGGCGACGTAAACGAGAATGGCTCTGTAACAGCAACCGACGCCCTGATGGCCCTATCTGCGGCCACCAACGGAGACTATGTTCTGGAAGCAGACGTAAATTCGGACGGCGAAGTAACCGCCGCCGACGCTCTCGGTATCCTTTTGGGTGCTGACTATTGCCCTATCGCAGTAACAGCCTGCACCCCTGAGCCTGTAGAGGCTGTGACTTTCAAACTCGACTACGTAGGCGATGGGCCTATTGGCGAGCTTGCGGATGTTAAATGCACTTTTAACTCTGAGTATACCCTAGGAGTAGCAGCCAACCACGTAGAAGCCCCTACGCATCCGCATGACAACTACCTGTGGCCTGATGGGGATCATTACCTTTCAGTTACAGCTATCTCGCTAAAGCCTGTCGTGGGTGAAATCGTGACCTGCTACCTGTACTCTGGCACTGAAGTTGAGCTTACAATTCACGAAGCATGCCTTTTTAAGGACTGTTAAAAATATCATTTTTGCCTTGGAAACAAGGGTAAAAGATGATATAATAAGATATGACTTTGGATAAAGTACTAGCAGCACTGACCATTGTGGCAATTATAGCAGGGGCAGGTATGACCTATCAAGCAATGGCAAATGATGTAAATGATACCGCTAAGAACCTAGAACAGCTATCCAACGAGACTATAAAAATTCAAGAGAATCTTGGCTCATTAGTAAACCAACATGAGAAAGAGGCTCTAATAGAGAAGAACAAGAGACTGAAGAAAAAGCTTTCCGCCCTACAAGGCGGCGAAACTCCCCCTGGAAATCCGTAGGGGTGCGTTAAACGGTGTGAGCAGTAAGTGTGAGCAGTAATGGTGCTGCCACTAATACCTGAACCTAAAGGAGAAACCTGATATGAGTGATTTTAATGAAATGAATCTCGATGATATCGAAAAGTCCGATGAGTCGGCAAATAGACCCCTTAAACTAGATGACGGAGACAGCGTGCTACGCATCATGCCTCCACACCGCAAAGGTGCATTGTACTTCAAGAAGTACCGTATGCACTTTGGCATTGTAGACTTGCGTGAATTTGGCCTTCGTACTGATGGCTGGTTTGCCGAGCCTTGTCTAGCTGAACGGGTTGTCGTTGATGACGACACAGAAAAGACCCTAACCGGCCAACCGTGCCCACTTTGCGAAATTGCAAATAAGGCATACCAGGTCGGCAGTCGTACCAAGGACGAAAGCGTTCTAGCGATTGCAAAGAAAGTGCGTGCCAAAACGCAGTACGTATCTAATGTCATTAACATGGATGATGTGGGCAGTGGTGTCCAGCGCTATGTCTTTGGCAAAAAGATCAACGATGCTGTTAAAGGCATCTTTCGTCGTAAGGGTAACATTACCAATCCACACGAGGGTCGTGCAGTCTGCATTTCCAAAACTATCGTGGGCGATTGGCCTGAGTACGCAGTAAGTGCGGAGGATGCCAGTGATCTTGGTGACGTATGGGATACGGCCAAAGAGAACTTACATAACCTGGACGAATATCCTATTTACTCTAACTATGCTGACCTTGATAAGAAGGTTGAAGGTGTATCCTTTGACCTTGAAGTCCAAGAAATTCCTGGGTATAACTCCGGGTCTGAGACTGGTCTTGAAGGCAAAGAAGATGCAAGCCTTGATGCTCTTTTAGAAGGTTAGAATAAACTTCACCCCTGACCGTGTGGGCACTGGCTTTGCGACCACTTAGCCCTCGGAGTGCTGCATTTGCAGTTGTACCACACGGCGGGGGTGAGCCAATTGAGGAGAAATGCATGGATATCGAAGATTTGATGACTAACATCAACAAAAAATTTAAAGTAAAGAAGAGCGATAGCAAAGTAAATTTATTGTCGAACGTAGAAGAAATCCCCTACTGGGTGCCGACAGGTAGCTCACTACTAGATGCAGCTGTTAACGAAGGTATTCCAGGTGGTAAGATTATCGAAATCTCTGGGCACTCTGCCACAGGGAAGTCTGCCGTTGCATACACCATTCTGGGCAACGTGCAAAAGATGGGTGGCGTGGCTATCTTACTAGATACGGAGTGTTCCATTGATATGGACTTCGCTAGGAAGATGGGCATTGACCCTGAGAAGCTGATCGTAGCGGAGCCACAAACTATCGAGGAGTTGTTTAACATCACCAAAGATATTTGTGACTCTGTTCTAGAGGCTCGTAAAGGCGAGAAGAACGACAAGCCTATCGTTGTTGTCGCAGATAGCTGCACATCAGCCACTTTAGAAGAACGTAAGAAGTCTTTCGGTGAAGAGTTGAAGATGGGTAACAACGCCAAGCTACAACGACGGGGACTGCGCAATCTAATGCCTTACTTCCAAGCGAACGGTATCACGTTCATCGGAATTAACCACCTGACTGCAAAGTTGAACTCTAGTCCCTACGGTCCTAAAGAGGACCAAACGGGTGGTACTGCCTGGAAGTACTACCCACATGTTCGTATAGTCCTTGGTAACATGGTTAAGATCAAAGGCAAAAGCACCGGATCTATTTCTGGTGTGCATGTAACTGCTAAGGTAGTTAAGAACCGTGTGGGTCCACCTCACAGAACGGCTCCTATGATTATCAACTTCGATAAAGGATACGACGACATTGGTGCTCTGTTAGAGTACGGCAAAGAGAACGGTCTCTTTGGTGCTAAACAAGGTTGGCTGGAGTTCGAGGGAACCTCGTATCGTAAATCTGATCTAAACAAGTACCTTGTGTCTAACCCAGAGAAGCACGCTGCAATAGCTGCTGAGTGTCAGACCCTTTTAAAGTCTACTGAAACGTCCGTAGAGGTAGATGAAGACTGACAATGAAGTTCTCAGGTAAACAACCTAAGAGTTTCACACGCCTTGTGGAGACGGTAGGACTAGAGGCAACTCTAGCTCTTATCGTTGCCTTCGGGGGGAAGTCCTTGCATATCCCTAAAGTGAACAACTTCCTTATAAATAGAAGGAACAAGAAGATCTTTGAAGACCACTCGTCTAAGAAGTATACGCAGAAACAATTAATGGCTAAGTGGGACATGCCTATGAGCACTATCTACACAATAGCCCGCAGATATAAAGCAGCAATGCTTGAGGCAGATAAAGATGAATAAACCATTAACGAAAGGGCAAGCAATCAAACTAACGTGTTACGGATGTTCGGCTGGAGAGAAGGCGGATGTAAAAAGCTGTCCGGTCAAGAGCTGCGCATTACATGCTTTTCGCATGGGCAAGAAATCACCGAAAGCAAAGGGCAGTATGCTATCGGCTATTAAGCAGTACTACTATGAGCTACAAGGGTTTTCCCGATCCGAGGTAAGGGATTTCCCTATCGGCATCCCGGTTGACGCCTGGAGAACTGGCGTGAATCCTAAAGAACCAGTCTTTGATACTCCTGAGAATAGGGATGAATGGTTCCCCTGGAGGGTCCAAGAAAGAGAGGACAAACTACGTAGGAAAAAGGAAGCTAAGGAAGAGGGGTAGGCAAGGTATAGGAGAGAAAAAACGAAGTGGAAATACGTCGTATAGCGCCACTTTTTGGTCTAGAAAGTATGTATAGAGCACCAAAAATAGACCCCCACGGACAAGGAGAAATCAGGGAATGAAGGTTCTGCTAGTTAGTGATCTTCATTTCCACATGTGGCCTGAGTTCGCCCATAAGAACTTGAAAGGCAGCAGCAGGTTGTGGGATATCACAGTCGCATTGGGGCAGGTGTACGATCACGCCATAGCCAGAGACATTGAACACGTATTTATCCTAGGCGATATCTTTCACAAGCGCAACGTTGTGGATGTCACAGTTTTGAATGCTTTTAATTCGCAGATTAAGTATGCGGAAAACAATTGTATAACGACTCACTTGTTGGTTGGAAATCACGATCAACCGACGTATGAGGGCGGAAAGACCAAAAACAACGCTTTAGATTCATTTAATAGCCAATTTACGCACGTCTATCATACGAAATGGTATCTAAACCTCGACGGTGCAGCCATAAGCCTATGTCCATATATTCATGATGAGAGGGAATTGGCGAGTGTGATTAAAAGAGAAGTTGAGTTCCTACGTGACAGCACTGGGCCGGGACCAACATACTTCTTCGGGCACATGGGAATCTCTGGTGCAAAGATAATCGACACGGACTACACGATCCCACATCCTGTACCAGCTAAAGCATTTGACGACCTAACTGCGGCCTTCCTAGGACACTACCACACGCCCCAAAAGGTTACAGGTTCTAAGAACACTCACTATGTAGGATCACACGTACACCACACCTTCAGTGATGAGGGCCAAGAGAAGGGCTTCATAGAATTGAATCTAGACACGGGTAAGTTCAAGCGTATCAAAACAGATTACCCCAGCCTCAACACACTTCATGTCTCCTCGATGAAGGAGCTTATGGACGGGCTGTCAGACGACTACTTTAAAATCTATTTAAAAGACTTCGTTTTGAGTGAGAATGAATTACAAGAAGTCCGCAAAGTGGCTCGTGGATTTACTTTACTTCCAGAGGCGACAGAACGCGTGGCTAACACCAGCAAGACCTTTTCATTTAATTCAGCTTTAAAGGATTATATCAAGGACAACGAACGGGTGCATCGTAAAGAGATTTATAGTAAAGCTAAGGAGCTTATGAATGTTAAAGATTAATAAGGTTAGTTTCAAGAACTTCTTCTCCTATGGTGAACCTCTAACAACCGTGGACTTCACCCACACCTCCCCAAGACTTATCTATGGTGTGAATGGTGCTGGCAAGTCTACGATTTTCGAGGCGGTTATCTGGGGCCTCTTTGGTGAGACTCTGAAGGGTGTGGCTGCTGACGATGTGGTCAACAGGGCCAATGACGCCAACTGCTGTGTCACCATCCTGGGAGAAATCAACGAGAACAACTTCGTTATTCGTAGGTACAGGAAGGACAAAGAGAAGAAGAACTACATTGAGTTTGAGTTGAATGGGGCGATAACCGTTGGGGAGACGAACAAGGCTACCCAAAAGATCATCTGCAAGACGTTGGGTGTGACCTATGATTCATTCCTATACACCTCGTATTTCAATCCGTCCTTGTCGGAGTCGTTTGCAAGCCTAGGAGATAAGAAGCAGAAAGGAATTATTGAGCAGCTGATCGCGTCTGACATCTGGGATACCTGCGGGGAGAACGCATCTGAGGAATTGAAGCTGCTGCAAGGACAGCAAAACAAGCAGGTGTCAGATAGGGCTGTGCTTGCCAGCAATAAGGTTACGGTTGTAAATGGAGTTACGGAACTGCGGGACCTTCTCAAGCAATCCAACCTCAAGGGTTTAAAGTCGAATATAGATAAGAACACAGCTCGTATAGTTGTGTGCCGACAGGCCATGTCGAAGAGGGCGGGATTAGAAAAGAAGATTAGGGAAATGGAAACCCGCAAACAAGAGGCAACACACCAGTACAACCTGGCAGATAAGTACCTGACCTTAGCTATGCAAGGTAAGTGCCGTCACTGTGTGCGGGCGTTTGAACTGTCCAAAGACGAGAGGGAACGGCTAGAATCCAAAAAGAAGCTAATGCACGAAGCTCTCACAGCTGCACAGAGTTCCCACAAGTCTCTCAGCGCAGAACTGAATACCATCTGGAACCTGGAGCTAGAGGAGAGTAAGCTATGCGCTGAGCTAGAAAGCTTTGACGCAATGTTCGACTTGGCTCAAGCTACTAAGGATAAGCTGGATAAAGCAAAGAAGACTGTTAAGGCGCTGACCAACAGGCTAGTCGCAGTGAATAAGAGCATAACTGGCCTAGACCAGAAGATCGGAATACTGGAGAGCGTCAAGAAGCTAGCCGGTCCTAGAGGAGCTAGAGTGTATGCACTCAACCATCTCATCCCCCACCTGAATAGAAGCCTGAAGATGTACTCAAATGAACTATCCGAGGGAACTATGGGAGTCTCTTTGACCTTTGATCCAAAAACGGCTAGGACATCTGTCCAGTGTGAGTTCGATCATGTGATGGACTACGCCAGTTGCTCTTCTGGTCAGGCTAGGCGGGTAGACCTCTGTATAATGCTTGCTTTCCTTGAGTTACTGAAATATTTAGGTAAGAATACTAATTTTTTGATATTAGATGAGTTTTTAGACAGCCTAGACAAAAAAGGCGTTGAAAACACATTGCAGATACTGTATAATTTAAGGTATGACAATGTGTTCATCATATCCCACAATACAGAACTTAAGGACACGTTTGAAAATAAACTATTGGTTAAAAAGACGCCAAGAGGATTTAGTTATTTTGCAGAGCCTAGAGGACCTAGATAATGGTAGTAGCCTAGTACTACATGAAAGCGCCAAGAGTGATCTCTCCCCGGAACAAAAACTTTCCAGGGCGATGATTGTTCTAGCAGTACAAGATCTTAATCTGGAGAACCACTTCCCAGAACTTAAACGACACTTCGTCGTTGCAAAAACCAAAAAAATAAAGAGACCCAATGTGATCTCCGCTATAGACTATATACTAAGCGAGGGGGATCAGGGCGCGCTCTGTTACGACAACGCGTGCATGAACCTTCTTATAGACCGTGAAAGTCTAAGAAACCTTCTCATAAAATGCATCAAAGAGAACGATGGCGAAGTCTTTGAAATCTACCGATCATGGAGGAGTGTCTAATGAGAAAAGGAGGCTCTAAAGCCAAAGGAAATAATTTTGAATGGGAAGTCGCCAGGGCGTTAGGCTCCTGGTACTACGACAACAGTGAGGCATTAATACGTATGCCCACGTCTGGTGCGCTGGCAACTATGTTGCCAGCTAACCGGGAACACCTAGTAGGAGATGTACTGCAGGTTGTCGGTGAAGGCTTCCCGTTTTCGGTCGAATGTAAGCACCACAGGGATCTACCACTCGTGCATCTACTGTTCGAGCGTAAGACATCCAAGCTGTACAAGTTTTGGAAGCTGATTAAACGTGAGGCCAGAAAGGCGGACAAGATCCCTATGCTGGTTTTCAAGTCAAACTTCCAAGAGCCACTAGTTGTGTTGCCTAGGCTATCTGTTATAGACGACAACATAGAATCAGTAGGCGGGTATATACTAACACCTACCTTTATTGTAATCAAGTTCAAGGACATGCTGGAGACTCCCATCTGGCTTGAGCTACTTTCACGACTGGATAAAGGTAACAGACTGGAAGAAGATAGAATAGACATGCTGATTCGGGGGTACAACTGATGAACATACTATTTAAAGACGAAAAAGACAACGTGTACTATATTGAGAAGGACTGCCTCAAGGTAGATATCCCCAAGCTGGGTATTACCCGTAATATTGGAATGATCTCGTCCAACTTAACCACAGGTAAGTCGAACCTAACAGTACACCGCAAGTCCACTCAGAAGTGGAAGTTGGGCTACATGATCTCGGCAGCGCCGTTTGAGCATATGGATTTCAATAGGCTCACGTTGATTGAAGATGACAGAAACATGTACGTGCTAGACTGGGACACAGTCTCTAAGGTATGGAAGTCTTGGACATTCAAACCCGACAATGGTATGGAGAAGATGCTAATCATACCGCAGGCTGTTTGGTCTGAAGTAAAGTTAGATTTCTAAACTCTGATAGCCGAAGCCGCATAACAAAGAATTGCCGGTCAGCATCATCTGTAGTCTTTGTAGATACAATCTTGAAACCTAGTTTCCTGTACAGTTGCAAAGCCGGATGGTTCTTAGTAGAGACCTCAAGATAAGCGCTCTTATAATCAGCAGCGATCAGCCACTGTATAACTTGCCTATACGCCCATTCAGCATAACCTTTACGGCGCTGGCAAACGTGGATGCTCACACCAACCCAGATAGACTCACCTAGATCTCTACTTGTTCGCACGTAGCCAACAGGGACCTGGTCGTCCTCGATAATCAGCCAAAAAGGAGAAGCGAGATCAAACCACTCGTAGGTCTCCTTTAAACTATAACGATTCTGATCGTGCAGTTTTATTCTAGTCGAGTAATGGTTCCTGACTAGATTGATAAACGGGCAGTCAGCCCTTGTTGCTTCTCTTAGTGTCAACAATCCACCTCGTACGCGGCGCAGGGTGTTCCGCATTTGTATAGAGCCATCATAGTAGACTTCCCCTGCCTTGTTCTTATGTGTACAGCGGCCTTTAATTACTTCCTTTTACTAAAGTCTTTCAGTTGTAGAACCATATTGTAAACTTCCCTGGGTGGTGTCCCATTAATCAGCGTACGTTCTACTTCAAACCCGATAGACTTGTACGTAGCAAGGGCTGCCTCGTTCGTGGTCAAGACCTCTGTGTGAACGTTATCGTATCCTTGGTCCTTTAGCCTCTGGAAGAACTCGTCGTAACCCCAGCGAGCGTAACCACGACGCCTATGATTTGGGTCTACGTCAGCCCCTATCTGGACACTGGTCTTGGTGTCGTCATCCGTCCTTATGTAACCAACATTCTCGTTATCGTCGTTTACAATAATATACCATTTTGGGTCGGTTGCGTCGAACCACGCCTCAGTTTGCTCTAAAGTAAACTCTGAGGTGTTGCTCAAAACACTCCGTGTGGACTCGTGATTGCGAACCCTGTTTATAAACGCGCAATCTGATTTTTGTATCTCTCTTAATTTCATTTCATGTACTCCTTAAATCCATCCTTGTTTTATTGTGTCTACTATATATTCTCTGTCTTCCGGTGTTACCCACCAACCTACTGGTATACATACTATCTCGTCGCCAACTATGTCTAAGTTTGGTAGGAAAGATTTAAATTCATTTACGCAGCTATATATGTCGTTGCGCTCATGTACTCTGCTTGTAGTTATACCTTTGTCCGCGAGTGCGGCCATAAAGGACTCTCGGTTCCGTACCCGCAAGGTGTACAACCAATAGGATGACGTTGTGTCGTCAAGAACCTCTGTAGCCAAACCTTCTGGGAGATTAGCGTCATAATATTCTGCGTTCTCCAAATGTACATGTAGCAAGTTGTTAACGTGCTTTAGATTCTCTATACCTATGCAAGCGTTGATGTCATTCATATGGAACTTGAAACCGTATTCTTCTACGTCATTCTGGCACCGCATATCCTTCTGCGTCCCTTCTCTATCCATGCCGTACCATCTTAGGAGCTTAGCCCGTGTGTAAAGATCCCTGTTTGGACACACCAGCATCCCACCGTCACCGCAAGTAAGATGCTTGATAGCCTGAAAAGAGAATGTTGATAGGTTGCCCGTGAAGCCCACTGATTTGCTTTTATAAGTGCTACCAAAAGCGTGAGCGCAGTCTTCAATCACGGCTGGCTTGAATCCCCACGTATGCAACGACTTCTCCTGTATCTTTGCGAGCCGGTCCAGGTCTACGGGCGCACCTCCCCAGTGGACTACCATGATAGCCTTAGTGTCAGGCCCAATCTTTCTTTCAAGATCACCCATATCCATGTTTAGCGTTTCTGGGTCAACATCAACCCACTTAATCTTGTATCCATTTGCTAGTATGGGTGCGTTCGTAGCAAAGCAAGTTAAAGGCGTTGCCAGCACAGTATCACCCCGCTGCATACCTTGCCATTTACCGTGGGGCTTCTTTAACAAATGTAGAGCCAAGTGCTCGGCTGAGGTGCCGGAGTTAACCGTGACCACCTTTGGCTCGTCAAACCTGCTTCCTAACAGCTTTTCAAATTCATCTACTTTAGGACCTTGCCCTATGTATCCTGTAGACATAATCTCTGCGATTGCTTCAACTGATGCTGGTGCGCAGAACACCTTAAATAATGGTATATCTCTCATGCAAGTCTCTCCTTTTTATACAACGTGGAATGGCTCTTTGACTTCTCTTTGTCAGGCCGGTTTTTGGTGTAGTAATACAACGCTATTGAGTCTCTAGTCCTGTTCGTTGGGCAAGTTAAAGGTTCAGGGTGCCCGTGGTACGAGGTATCCGTAGTGTTAAATATGACTGCTCGGTTACATATAGGTAGTATCCTACTCTTGCACTGTTTGAGGCCCCACAGCTCTAAATGGCCACCATATTTTTCTTTCCAATCTTCATTTAAATACAGGAGGACATTTACTCTCCTGTGCAACTCCCCCAAAAAATTGTGGTCAGCGTGTACATTTAGAAAGCCGCCTCTCTCTATACGATGAATACCTGATCCGGTTAAAGCCAAGTCTGGTATAAGCCCGTGTATTCCAGTCAAGACCTGTAGCTTAGTGATAAACTCCTTAGAATTAAGATAGGTGACGGCACTCCTGGTGTGCTGGCCCATGAAGTCTAGGTTAGATAGCCCCTGTTTAACACCAGTACTTCTCTTCTTGCTGCTCCACACACTAGTTACCTTAGTGCGGCGCAGCTCCTCTACGACATCACCTATAATACTGGCTTCTAGGAAGTTGTCTATGACAGCATGTGGAAAAGGATCTGCCACTGCATAATTTACACGTAGTTTAATTATATCAGCACAGAGCATTAGTAAACTCCTTCTCCAGCTGTGGCAGCGTCTACAATTTGTCCGTTCTGGTTTTTATAGTGCAACATATTCGATCCTTTCCCTATCTGTGCTATGAGCTTACCGTCCATTTGCGCCTGCGGCCAGACAAGCTGCATCTCCTGTGCTTTTGATTCAAACCTATTCTGTGGCGCGGGCCACTTCATATTCTTGCCCCAAGAGTTTCGTAAGCTCCAGTATGTAGAGCACAGCATATACTTGTACTCAGTGGCCTTCTTTAGCACTTTTGGTCCTGCAGCCACGACATCTGGGTTAGCGTCGTACAGGTCTATGTACTGCTGTAGCCAGTTATCTTGTTGTACCACACACGCCTCATTCATAAAGAATGTGAACTCATAATTGTGTTTTAAAAGATCGTGAGCGAGGTGGTGCCCACCCATGTCTTCTCCAACATTGCCACGACTTATAGTTACTTTATTGGTCTTGTATGGCACCCTGAATGAGTCGATCATAGCATTTACTGTGGATACGTTAGAGCCTCTAACATCCGCCCGGTTCAAGGCACCAACATCGTATGTGTTTTGTACAAAGTATATATCAACATCGCACCCTGGAGGGTGCTCCTTGTAGCTCTGGAGGAACACGTCTAAACGTTTCGGGTAATGAGCGAACACCACCAATGCCATCCTTGGCTTTGTCTCCACCTTATCCAGATCTAGGTGGCCGTGCCAGTACAAACCATCGACGTTGCACGCCGGGCAAGTAACTACGTGCTGGGCTGGGTACTCAATAGGAGAAACCTGCTCACAGGACTTACACCTGTATTCGTAAAGCGCCATTATACTAGACTCCTATAGTACTCTACAGTCTCAGCCACACCGTCTTCAAGGGAAGTCAGTTCTGGTTGTTTGCCATCGTACAGCGGAGCCAGCGTGCTAGGGTCGCCAAGAACAACTGAGTTCTCAGGTTCGCCACCGCGCATCGGCACGTAGTTAATGCTTCCCGAACCGGCGCAGGCGATCACGATTTCAGCGATCTCCGTAACCGTAGTGTCCCGGCCAGTGCCAGCATCGAACTTAAACTGTGTGTCTTGGTCCTTTTCTGGTTGTTGAGCGTACTGCCCGTGTTCAACCGTTCCGGCCCGGACTAGTACGTCTGCGACATCCGCGACGTGGATCATGTCCATGATCTGTGAGCCGTCACCGTAAACAGTGATTGCCTCTCCTCGCAGAGCGGGGAGTACAAAGTTCGGCATGATCTTCCTAACTGGCTTGGACTTCTGTCCAGGGCCGTAGGCGTTCAGTGCTCGGACAACTGAGATTTCAGTTCCGTGCTCTTGATTAAACATCCAGGCGAATCTCTCAGCCGTGGTTTTTGAAATTGAATAACTGTTGTTCATCCAGTAGTTACCTACGGTGATATACACGCATTTCTTTTCGTAGTTCCTGCAAGCTTGAAATATATTCAAACTGCCAAGAATGTTCACTTCAATCGCGGGCCTGGGCTCGTTGATTGTCTCTGAAGTACCCAAGACACCAGCGCAGTGAAACACTACGTCGTGAACGGCAACTGCTTCGTTGACCGCTGTAAAGTCTCTGATATCTCCTACCCACCAATTCACCTTCTTGTGCTCTGCGAAGAAGTCGTTGCCGTTAAACCTGTCAAAGACAGTGACCTCATGCCCCTCTTTGAGAAGCTTATCCACTGTATACCCACCTATAAATCCATTACCACCTGTCACTAAAGCCTTCATATTACTCTCCTCACCCAATCCGGGTATTCAGTTGCGTTTTTGTGGCCCTTAGTAAACCACTTTTTGAGTTCCACATCATCAGTAACACGGTTATGTACGCCCCGTCCGCTTTCAATCTCTTCAGGACTCCAAATATAAGCAGCTTTTCGTGCGTGCTCTTTTTTAATAGTATTCCAGTCAAGTCTGTGCAGATGCAATAGAAGTAAATTAGGGTCCGGTATGTCCGCCATTCCACGATGATGCCCCACTTTCCAGCGTTGGAACTCACGCAGAACCAAGGGCTTGCACATTGCCTTGCTCTGCCACCATTTAGATCTTTGCTCAAGCAGTGGAGTGTTGGACCAGTCCAGAGCCGCCTCTCCTTCAGCTTGAATTATTTCAAAGCCACTAGTAGTGACTACCTTTTTCTTATTCCTATCTAAAAAATCCCGTAGGTCTTCATACTTTTCTAAGTTTGGAACCATGATCTCATCTATGTCTGCGTGTATAACCGTTTTATACTCATTCAAAAGAACGGAAGCTGCAGAGTTCATAGTGTCGATAATAGAGATATGGTCAAACGCATAACCTCCCTTTACGGTTCCTGAGTAACCCGCTTGGCCGAAGTCAATCGTGCGTACATTTATACTATCCGGTACGTGTGCCTCTACACAACCATCTGTGCTGCCGTTGTCGTAAATATAAATGTCCTCGTCGTCTATGTTCTTTCTGTAGTAATCCATGAACGTTGGCAACATTATGTTCTCGTCTTTTAGTATAGTTACTAAGGCCGTTTTACCCATTAAACCAGACCCCCACGTATATAAAACTTCTCCTCGTGCTCCAGTACCAAGTCCTTATCTATGAAACCACAGTTAATAGCGTCATGCAACTGTCCGACCCACAGGCTTTCCAGTGGATGTCCGTGCTTCAGCCAAGGTTGGTTTTGCATATTGGTAAAGTGTAGGAGCTTTGTTTCGCCTTCTGTGTATTTATCCAAGCAATTCCAGCAGCTGTCAATCGACTTATTCACGTCACATATCTCAAAATCAAACATAAGACTCTCGTATGTAAGCTCGCCGCTGTCCAACATCTTAACTATCTGGTGTATGTCCCAGTTTATATTACCATCTAAAAGCAGCATCGCGTAATCAGAAGTTTTCCACCCCTCGGCGTCTAGGCGGCCTACCGCTAAGACATCAGAATCATTGAAAGGCATTTTAAATACCTTGGCAATATCACCGAACACCATCATGTCTGAGTCCAGGTACATTGAGACACGCTTAGTCAGACTTGGTATCCAAAAGCGCTGAAAACTGAATGGGGTTCTAGGCCCGTTCCTAGGCAGCTTAGGCGCTTCATGTTCAATCTCTCTGGTGTAAAGTGGAACCACCTCTGTAAGCTTATCAGTGTGCTTCTTGATAGTGTAGTCCAAAACCAACGTAGGGATCAGCTGCTTCTCAGTGGCCCCGACAAAAATCTCTAGAGGTTCAGTTAAGCCAAGATTTATAAACTTAGCTTTATTAGCGTGCTCAAATCGTGTGATGCTGTCAAACTGCTTATCAAACGTAGTGTGTCCGCCAGTAAACGGGGTCAGGTCTGAGAACGACGGGTCGTAAGAAACCTTGCCGTCTATTCCTAGAGCGAATACCTCTTTCTCACCGAACGCTGTAAGCATGGAAAAGATAGTATCACCGCTAAAGAAGCCACTTCTGATCTGATCCCCAAACTCCTTAGCTGTCACATGTCCTGTTGACAGGTTGTATGTGTACACTCTGCCCTCGTCAACCATTTTCTTTAATACTGGAAGCTCTTTGGTAAAGTCATTTAAGGTCTTAGCAGTTCCTCTGAACTTTATGTGCGGGCACCACGGAACCACAAGTATCTCACAGTTCGCGTAGATAGAGTCTTGGCAGTCTTCAAATACGTCGAAGTCAATCAAATGCGCGATGGTAGCCTTCTGCTCACGTATAGCGTGATTAAGCGTTATAGTCGTGTACTTGCTTAGTAGTAGATTCTTTCTCTTACTAAACGACGGGCCTTTACCCAACAAAAGTATGGGCTTCTTATTACCCTTTAACCAGTCAGAAAATGGTTTAATCATCTGTGTTCTCCTAGTGGCGGTCCGGCCAAGTATTTCAGGTCGTGCTTTTTATCAAAAATTTCATACTGGTATCCATCGGAAGCCAAACGCTTATCAGTCCAACCACCGTGCTCAAGCCACAGAGTTCGTTTCATAACTAGCTGCAAGGCGTCTATAGCGTTGACTACCACGTTGTCACCGGCAAGTACCTTAACTATATTGCGGTTAATCTTTATTGGTCCGTTCTTAAAAACAGACTCCTGAATGGCTATTCGGCCAGCGTACTTGTCAAGGTGCTCTGTTAGGCCGTGCATGTACTTAAGTACACCGCGATCAGTCATGATTATCGGGAATGTAAACCCATCTATATCACCTTCACACTCTATAAAGTCCGCCATTCGTTTAAGCGTCCCTGGGTATAGGATGTTGTCAGCGTTGAAATGCAGAATGTAGTCATGTGTTGCATGATGAATTCCAGCGTTACGATTAGTATGTCCCCAGTCTCCTATAAACTTAGGTGGTACTTGTATATCCACGGGCAACGGAACATCTTCCAGAAGAGGGCCGTCGTGGTAGCACAGAATCTCGTAGTCTGTAAAATCCTGCGTGAGTAAGGAGTCCATCGAGTCCAAGAACTGAGCGTGTGCTACCACACCTTGATAGTGTGGCACTATGATAGAAAACATCTCTGGTTATCCTCTTTTACCGCCGCAATATACAGGAGACTCTGGGCGTGCGTTGTGACCTGCGTTTACAATCGCTCGGTTCAAGCACTCGCCGGTCTTGTTGTCACAAACATGAGTTAGAGGTCGTCCGTACTTACCGATGCCAAAAGCAATGAACATCAAGTTGTCCTTATGTTCATCAAGCCAAGCTGTAGTGAACTCTTTGGCAGCGAGCCCTTCTACTTTACTAGCAACGCGATTTGATTCTGGAGTATCGACACCAAGAAAGCGGAGCCTGTACTCTGAAGTAACTGCTACAGCGGTCTTCTTCATGGGAAGAGCTACGTTGTTCGTAACGAGAACGTCAATGGTATCGCCATCTACAATGTTGATAACACGGTCGATTACATACGTTTTTCCGTTCTTCTTACCACAAGCCATCTCACCAATATCAGCCTGTAGCCTCTCAAAAGCTACCTGGGCTGGGGGCTTAACGATCTCAGAGGTCACTGCCTCTGATTCCTGTGCCTGGCACATCGACCAGCAACATAACACGCAGCTTGCTGCAATGGCGCAAGCCACTATAACTGGGAGTAGTCTATTGTTATTATACATCTTGTAATATCTCCTTGAATTTATTCATTTGTTGTTTTACTGATTCCACATAGGGGGCGTTTATAAGTGTGTTTGTTTTACTGTGGTACTTAGGTGTACCGCTGTTGAACGCTGCGATATGCTCTTCTAGACTTGGGTGCCTCTTTATCCTGCTAAGTAGATACTTAGTAGAGTAGTAGATACCCTGATCTGGATCGCACAGTTCAGTTAGGTAGGGGCCTTTGAAGCCCATCTCCCTAGCTGTTTGTCCTAGGATCTGCATCGGACCGTACGACGTTGACCGCCCTACCATCTCTGTCTTTTTACTGACGTACTGCTTCAATCCACGTACTGCGTCATCTCCTGAGATTCTCCTAGAAAGCCAGCTGAAAAACCCCGGCTCGTACCGATAGGCATAGGGGTTGCCTCTACTCTCTTGGTACATGATAGCGAACACAAGCTCTTTAGGGATGTAGTAGGTACTTGTGTCTCCTGTTAAGGCGGATATAACCGTTTCAACTCTACCGAAGTAGGTATCAACAATCCACTTACGCAGGTCGTCATCGTTAGTTTGGACATCATAGTACTTGTCCATGTTTACTGCGGTTGCTGCCGCTATGCATTCAACTATCATATAATTACTCCTAGCATTCAAAAATTTTTCCATCGTATATGGCTCTTCTTTTGTTTCCAGTCTTGCCATGAGACTTAATGTGGATTAACTGTGCGTTATAGTCCTTGTTTCCGTCGTTACGGTAGTGGACTACTGCCATACCATGCTGCCAGTTTGGTTCAGGCAGATACTCTACAGTTTCTCTCTCACAAAGACAACCTATTTCAAAACCGGCCTGGTCGCCGCCACCGCGAGTCTTTCGATAGAAAGCCCCTAACCTGTGAATATGACCTAGCATTACATCGCAATTCATCTTCTCAATATTTGACTTGGCTGTCATTGCTGAGTGGGCGCAGCCGCCCTTAGATACTCGATCTCCGTGAGAGATAAACAGTCGGCCTAGGTACATGAACTCTTTATACGACACCTTTTTGTCGTCAACACCTAGAAGAGATTGAACGTTCAAGCTCCTAAGACCCTTCAGTCCTGGTGCCTTCTCTACTAGGTACTTATCCAGCCTAGCTTCGTGATTACCAGACAAGATTGTCACTGGAGCCAGTTCAGCCCACTTGTGGATGATGCTTGATGCCTCATCCAACTCTTTTTGTAAATGAACGCCAGAAGCGCGATCAGGATCTTTTGTGTATCTAGACACTGGGTAGAAGTCTACTAGGTCTCCAACTTGAACAATTTGATCTGGCTTTACGTAGTTCATAATTGCTTCAGCTAGTTTGAGTGATGCCTTGTCCTGGTATGGAATATGCACGTCTGGCAGAACACATGCAATTTTTAACTTGGTGTTTACTACATTCTTCTTAGAGAGTGAGTTGCTAGGCTTTTTAGTTTTAATCAATTTATAAGCTCCTACTATCTGTTTATTTCCGCGCACTGTGCGTTTAACAGTTTAATATGATTTTTGAGCAAAAGTTCTCGCTCAAATAATATGTAATAATTAAACTCGTCAAAGCATCTATACTCCTCACCCATCTCCCATATCTTTTCCGGGAAGGCCGCAGGCAGTTGGGGCCTGGCATGAGTTTCACAAACGAGTTCTAATGGTTTACGTGCGCAGCCAATGCTAAGAACTACGAAAATTATCGTCAATATCGTCTGTACTAGCGGACCGTAATTTCTTTTTAAGTTTTTCATTTAGCTCTTTCCGAGCCTCCTTTGTTCTCAATCTGACCTCAAGGGTCTTTACTTTATTCTCTAATCTATGTATCTTAGAGCGCATAAGTCGCGTTCTTAGATCCGCTAGCCAACCGGGTATCCGGTTGGCTAGCTTCATTAGTCCTGCGGCTATCTGTAGGACGTTAACCAGCACCTGTGTCTTGTCCTTTACTAGGACGACGCTGTTCAAAATAGCTGGTCACGATTAACGTGAAAGCCATTATTGACCAGTCTTCAACCGCCAGCTGATTAACTGCCATGTAGAGCAAAGCTCCAACAGTCGCTAACGCGATGGTCGCCCTGACGGAGCCTTCCGGTAGCCAGAGTGGCGTGGACTTTTTGAGATTAGCCATTGCCAGAGCCACCTACCGCGCCTTCATCCTTTAGCTTGGCAAGAGCACTCTCGATAATGAAGTTAAGTAGATTCCCAGCTAGCGAAAATCCAGCTTCAGTAGCACGTGCCTTTAAGTACGCAGCAACTTCACCGCGTTTCTCAAGTCCGCTGCCGGGGGCAGGGAACTTGTTCTCTGCGTCGAGGATAGCGCGTTGGGCTTCTACCATCAGCATGTCTGCACCTAGCTTTCCGACTACGGCTATTAGCTGAGTTGCAACGTCGAGAACGGCCCGACCGAATACCGAATTGTATAGTAAGCGAAAGAAATCTCTGATCTTAGTGAAAAATGACATATGTATGCCTCCTGTATTTGTTTATATTGTTTCTATTAAACCGATGGTGAGAGAGAAGACCTCGCCAGTAACTTTGTACTGTACCTTTGTGGCCTTATTTATCACCGCTCGGGTGGTATAGGCTCTGCCTAAATTTCCATCGTTCTCAAAGAAAATAATAGGTGTAGTTCGGTTTAGGAACACATCTAGTATCGCCGTTTGGCTGTCCTCTAGGTAGTCTCGTGAGGGTATGTTAATAGTAACGAACCGCTCCCCTACCTCAACAGGCTCAATCGCGCCGCCTGGAAACTTTGTGACAATCTGAGGGTCGGTGATAGAGTAACTTATATTGTTAATCTTTCCGCCTTCCAGACCTAACTCATTGCCCTCTTCTACGTAAGTAACCGCGCCCCATTCAAAGCCAGCGGTGTACGCTGCGTCTGCGGCTAGTGTTGTACTGCCGCCAGCTATTACTCTGATCTTGTCTATGGTGCTTCCGTTGAAAGTTACTGTACTATCAAACCGGACGTAAACCTTTCTACGCCCTGTGAACGGGTCTTTTACAATTGTCTTACCTGCTGAGTCGGCAGTCACCGTTAACTGGTTGCCCAGGGCAGAGTTGAACGTATGGAATGTAACCTCTCCATCAAAATTAACATTGTCCACAAAACACCCTGCAAGAACCGTGCCAGACGGAACGTCCATCAACACTTTTGAAGCAGAAGCAGTATCCGTAGTTCTGAACGTGCGGAGAGGATGCGTCCTGTCCTGAACGTTCACTAGCCCGTAATCGACATCAGCGATCTCAGTGGAACTGCCCGTGGTTTCAGCTACGATCCCTGCTTCCGCATCAAGTACTAAAATTGGCCCTATTATTGAAGTAGACATAGTACATTATATCATCATCTCCCCGTAGAAGCGATAATATTTTCATCTCCTGGTAGCGGGCCGGGATCATAATCGAAGATTTGAGCCGAATACCCGTTTAGCGTTAGTTGAACTGTGATTCCATCAGAGGACACTTCTGCCACCTGAAAGATTTCTGATGTGATATTTAGCCTAGGAATGGAGATCTCAACCAGATTTCCGTACTTGAGAGGCATGCCTTCCTGCCCTACGGTTATGTTTAAGACCTTTGAAGCAACTCGCAGCTTCTTTCCTAGGTAATCTGCCACCTTGTCTGCCGTCTTGTGATCCAAAATATAAGGATTCTGGTATACCTTCTTGGATGCCCCATAAGGCAGGACATTCCTCTCCACAAATGAGTGGTAATTCAAGTTACCTTCCGTGTCGTGAAACTGCCTGTACTCGATCCTAACGTCTTTAACTGCTTCATCGGAAGACCTGTGTTTCAAGGACTTCACGTTTACAATGTTATTAAACACGCCATCGCCCTGACCGAACTTAGCTGCTACTACCGTATTCGAGTCATCCACGAGGATCTTCCATTTGCCAGTAGCTGTTTTCTTTACGGTCATGCCACGAACCATGCCCAGGTCATTCAGAATATCTGATAGCTTCCTGGGAGTAGCCTGAGCGAAGTCACACTTTAATTCAAGGTCATCTAGGATAACAGTTGACAGATCGAAGTTCAATCCGTCTACTCGTTCTCCTGCTCCGGTGATAGGATCGGAGAGTACGCGTTTAATTGTCTGGACATAATTTCTGTGCAGATTCCTGTTCTTAATTGAAGTTCCAGTTCCTTCAATAAAGGGCACATGTATAGTTGTATTCTTTTCAAAATCACTGTTCTCTCCTTGTAGTTCCTGGCAGAAGCCGCCTTTAATTCCTCGGGACATGAGATCTAGTTGCATCTTGGCGAATTCCAGCCCGCCTGCGTAGTCCAATATACCGAAGAACGATATGTCTCCTACCCATCTCTGACTGTAGATTGCGTTTGAAGCGACGACTAAGTCACTTGAATCAAAATCACTTGACAGTGATTTGCCACATGCTCGGGTCGCTTCCAACTGTCCGTTCAGATATAAGTTCAATGTAGCCCCTGCGCGCTCTAGCTGCATGTAGACAGGAACCTTGGAATCAGCGGGAGTCAAAGATTCGGCTCCACTTGCTGCTGTTCCGATATCCACCATAGAGCCATTCACCCTCACAGACCCGAAAGCCTTACCACCCGCCATGCCTAGAGCATAGCTCGGTTTTGAATTAGTTGAAGTCTCTTTTGCCACGGCGATTGAATCTTCTGCTACATCACCGCGCCATACTCCGTAGAAGTAAACAGTGAAGTCTCCTTCATGAGTCATCAAAGCTGGAACGTCATCGAACTCAACACGTCCGTTCTTGTCGCCAGGAACACCGCCTAGGAAAGTGGTTTCATCTAATCCTGATGTGCCCAAGTTCCACGCGCTCTCTGGGTTAGAGAAGTTAAACCTAACAGCATAACCGGAGTCTCCCGGTCCCTGCACCCAAGACATTGTAGTAGAACCCATCAAGGGCACTGTAGATGTAATGGCTGTTGGAACAGTGTCACAACCTGCGACTTTCATGTCGTAGCCAATCGGGAAGATATTACTGCCTACCGGGACTGGATTAGATGCCACTACGTTGTTGTACTCCCAGATAGCTTCGTAAGAATCTCTGATGTAAGTCCAGTCAATCGAGTAGTCCACGCCTTCTTCGGGATCGCCTTCTCCATCCTCGGCTAAAACCACATTGTGAATCAATCCTTTGAAGTCACCCGTGCTAGCCGCTGATCCTCCGATCACGAGATCACCCGCACCGTCTAGCTCATATCTTTGGTTGCTAAGAAGTGACGCCAGCTCTGAGTCTTGCATTATGTCGTCAACCATCAGTCTAGAGTAGTCCCTGTCTGCACTAGCAAAGTCTCGCTTAACAAGCAGGTCGATCTTGTGGATGTTCCCGTCGTTCAGCTGAATTCCTGTAGTGATAGACGCAGAGTAAAGTGTGTCGTAAGAACCTAGGCCCACGTCACCTAGACGTGCCCTAGCTACGTACTTGTCGGCGTCACCGCCAGCAGGCAAGAAAGTGTCCTCGCTCTGAATGTCTAAGATAAAGCCGTCTGTAGTGCCAGTGCTTCTTCGTGCAACGGTTCCTTCCAGTTCACCCGCACCGTTCTGGGATACGTATGCTGTCAGGCGGAAGTCCTCAGTCGGTGAGAAGTCAAGCTGCGTGGTGGGTGTTATCCCAGCGTGCAGGATGCTTACAGTCCCAAGACCCGCTGTGCCGAATGCTTCCAGTGCTGTCTTAGCACTATTGTATGTAGGTTGGCTGTCGTCCCCTGTTAAGTGGTTCGTTGCTACAGAGTCATTTATATCTCCGTTGAATTTCCATTCGCCTCGCTTGTCTTTAATCGGGGACCAATTTATTTTGTCTTCTAAACTTCTGTGCCTATTGGTGCTTGCCACCGTGTAGTGATCTCCCTCTGTGAAATCCATGTAACCGATAGTAGCGTCGCTTATGTCAACAAGAGTCTGCGACACGCCGACTACTGCCGTGACCTGTGTGAACTGCGCGGTAGTAGTGGCCCCTGTGAAAGTATCTGTGAACCCACTTCCTGCCAGCTTATTAGCCGAGGTTCCTGCCTGTCTAGAGAATGTACCTGTAGTTACTCCTGCCGCAAACACTGAAGGCTGTGTTGCTCCGTCTATTCCTGAAGTGAGAGCGGGGAGGAAAGTTATACCATCAGAATTGTTAGGATGAGTTTGCCAGTCTCTGCCTTCCACATATCCTATTGCGGAAAGGAACTTTGAAACAGGAGTGAAAGCAGGGTATAGATTGTAAGGCGTAGCCAAGCCAACATCCACGCCATGGTCAGCTACGGGGTGCGGAAGAGCTAAAGGCCCGGTCCTGACACTGGTTGTGATGATGAAAGAAGCGAACCTAACAACAGGTACTGGCTTGCCTTCGATAGCGTACTTGTCAAATGACACAACGTCTGACCCGTCTTCAAACTCTTCTGTTGCTGTAACTCCTAGCCAGCCTCTGTATATTCCCCTTTCTACAAACTCATCGTCAAAGATAACCGACCTGTACTGCGAGGCTAAGAGCGGCCCGCCGATGGCGTAGTCCGCAAACGAGTTAAGCCAGTCTGGGTCGGTAGTCGTGTCACCAAAGGACTTGCCCGCGCTAGGCGCTAAAGTCCTGCGTGCTTTACCGAAGAACAATGGCACAACAGCCTCTGGGTTATCAGGGCTTAACAGTATGTCATTATCGAAAGAGTCATCTCTTGCTAAGTCACTTACAATAACGGTAGGAATCTCTGTGTCGAGAACGTCCATGTTAGGGTTGATAGCCGTGACCTTAATCGTGTCGCTTGCTTCAACGTCTATGATCTTGCCGTTGAACCTGGTGTACAGCGTTTTGTTGATCGTATCGTAATTCATTATTTTGAGATCACAGCCAAACAGATCTTCCAAATCATGATCGTCGGTAAACTCGCTATCGTTATTCGCGAATGAGATAGAAGCCTTCTCAACTCCAACGACTCCGAAGTACGCGTCTGGTGCCGTGGTAGCCAGCTTAATTGACTTAGCTACTCCACGCTTGTATAAACGGTTAAGCGAGGAAAACGTGAAGTGCTCCGAAACAGGTGATGTGGTGACGCCTTCCGGCATCCCCGAGTCCAGGTCCAATAGGCTCGCAGCAGAAACTGTAGCTCCTGCGTTGATCGCGTCTATCACCTGCTGCCCGGTTACAACCGAGTTTATAACTGAGGCTTCATCTATATCACCTGACTGAATCTTTGTAACAAGCTCACTGGACGTAACCCCGTCCATCAGGTAAATGTCGTCTGATGTGGAGTAGCGATGTATGTCGAGAGGTTTGCTTATCTCTACTAACGTGTGCGACGAGTACCGTTCTTTAGGAGTAGGTGTAGCCGAGTCAGTTGCTGTTCCCACTGCTTGCTGGAATTGAAGCAACATTAAGTTGCGGTGTTCCATAGCCGACTTGTGAGTGTCGAGAGCACTTGGTGCTAGTATCTGGTCGAAACCGTTCCGTACTAGCATCTCGTCCGTGGAAGAATCAACTGTTGCTTTGTGTACGTGGAAACTCACAGCCTGTTGCCCAGAAATAGGTAGCAGTTCGTTAGACGAGGCTAATAGCCGAGCGGTAGAGAAGTTCATCAGATCATCTCTGGTCACTGTGTCGAAGTCAGTAGAGGAGCCTGTTATACCTAGTCCTCTGTAGCGCATTGTAACGTGTCCGTAATGCGTAGCGTGACTAGGGCCTGATCGCATAGAGCCTAGAACCATGTAAGTCAAGCCAGCAAATGTTTGGTGCGTTGTCCTAAGAACGTTCGTGGTAACGCCAGCCGTGTTCTCTGTACCCGTGTATATGGTTCGGTCTTTAAACTGATTTATAGCAGAGACTACGAAAGGATTCCCACTAAGAGGGATCAAAGCACAGCGAAGCCTACGGAAGTTTGCTTCGTCTCCTCCTCCTGAAAAGCTTTGCGTTGAAAACACCAAGTGATGCTCTCCTTTAGCCAGCTGCATTCTCTCAGCAGAGGCAACGCCCACCCAGCAGTCGCTAGAACTTTTACGGTGCGTGGTGTCAAGCAGGGTAGTCTCGGTGTTGTTCTCTTGGTCAAAGTATACTTTAAGCCCCACATGTTCGTCAGCTGATCCTGGGTTTGGCTGTACCTCTCCGTAAGTCAGCACCAATGCGTCAGTAGTCTTTGGGTGGAATATATGCTGCATCAAGATTTTATTTAATCTTGTTTCAGTTCCTATGATCTCTGTGGTCGGGTCTGCGCCTTGCTCCACTATCTCCCACTCTTCAACGCCAAAAACAGCTAGCCTTGTGTTCTCAAACATCTGGTTAGTTGTATAAGAAGATTTTCCTCTCAGTACTATGGTATGTGACGCGATGGATAACTCACCAAACCAAATCATCGAAGCAACGCCGCTTGTTGTATTAAGCTCACAGACAGTAGTGCCGTCAACAGTTACCGCCCAATCTCCAACATTTGAGGGCCAGCACTGGTCTGGGTCTGCTAGGGACGTGTCTTCTTGTTGCCCATACGCTGTAGCCACGAACTTAGTTAAAGCCGTGGGCGTAAACGTGATGGACTCTAGATCTTGCCAGCTGGAGGTTACGGTCGTACCAGCTGACGCCCTAGAGAAAAATACTTCTGAATCTGCCGCCATAATTTATCTTGACGAGCCACGGACTTTCCTGATCTCTGTTCCCAGAGAGCCGGTCCTTACGGCCCTTATTAGCTCCTGTATAACTTCTTCGCTCAATTCGTTCGAGTCTAGTGCATCTGTGCCGTCGATGTAGATGTTTATCTCCTCGATCAGCCCCCCAAATGCTCCACCCTCTGCTGAGTCTTGGCCTACTTCACTCAGCATTATGCGGTCCACGATGAGATTTTCAACCCTTAGATCTATTTTATCAGATAGGAGCTGTGTAATCAAGGCGTTTATGTTACCCAGTGAAGCTACTAGTACCGCGAACGCATCGCCGCCCGTTGTGAGGTTTCCATTCGCATCGTACGTCAACGACTCATTGTCATCGCTAGATCCGGTGCTGCCGTCATCTTCTTCCTCCTCATCAGGCGCTGTGTTCTCAGCGATCTCTTTCAAGATATCAAGCTGCGACTGGAGAACATCTAATTCAGTTAAACCTTCGTTGGCTGCGATGCCGACTTCGTCAAGAATGGCAAGTAATTGCTGTTGTAATCTTTGGAACCCAGCAGAGCCTGTTTGCAGCCCAGCTATTCCTGCACCGCCGCCTTGCTGGGCAATTCCGAATATACTTGAAATCAAGTTTATGATCTCACTGGCTGAACCCTGCCTGCTAGCCACATCTCCTCCACCTCTGAATATATCCAGCTGCTCTCCAAGACTGCCTTGAGCAGAGGCCAGCTGCGCGTTGATGTTCTGGCTGGAGCCAGAGCCGAACAGTATGTTGTTCCTGGCGCTGTTAACAGAGTCAAGTATGCTCTGCCAGCCCTGTAGCAGCGACAATTGATCCGCTATCAGCTGTGACTGCTTATCAAGTGTTCCGCGATATGCATCCAGTAGATCATTATCACCGAAGATCTGCGCTATCAAGTCCAGGATCGGTCCAAGTAACTCAGCAGCGCCTTCAATCCCAGCCAGTGCTTCGGGGAGGAAATCTTGGATAAACTGTAAGATGTCATCCTGTGAAGCATCTCCGCTCAGTAGCTCTCCTATCTTATCGAAGAACGGTGCCAGCGTGGCGATGAACAGTTGGTTTGTGAGCGTCTCGACGAATGCATCAATGATGCTGTCACCGATTCCTCTTTTAAATGTTAATTTAAACTTCTCTACAGCAGCCGCCGTATCCCCGGAGGTCAAAGCTTCTATGATTGATGTCTTGAATGCATTAGCTAACTGGTTGAATACGTTCAGGCTTGCTGTGACAAGACGTGTAAACTTGTCTACATCCAATTCGCCTGCCTCGTTTAAAGCAGCTTCAAATAGCTCGACAACGTCTATAGCTTTGGGCAGCTCTTCTTGCAACGAGTCTAAGCTCTGCTCGATTAAAGTTTGTTTTCTATTTTGGCCAATTATGCCTTCTTCTCTGGCTTGGCTAATCAGCGCAAAGGCAGCGATGAACTCTTCTACGTTAGACACATTCTCGGAGAGGTCGGTCAATGCTTTCCTGATGTTTTTCTTGCCTTCTTTGATAGCATCCTCTGCGCCTGTTATCAGATCAGCGAACTCTTCATCGAAGGTAGCGAACACTATCTTCATCACTTCTGGATCAAACAGCTTGTCACTAGCCTTCAGGATACCGTCGTCTTTAAGGTCTTTGAAACGCTCCTCAAACTGCTCGAAAGAAACACCTGTGAGGTCTTCTAACTCTCGGAAGATCTCATCCCTAGCTGCTACGGCCTCATCTCTAGCGTCAACTATATTGTAAATACCAGCTACTCTTTTGGTCCCTACCTTGATTTCATCTGATTCTACGGTCGTGGAACCGACTTGCGTCGAACCACCCTTGGCCCCCTTTCTGTTGAGGTAGAACGTAAGACCGCTACCAAGCCCACCTGACACGGTGCCATGCATATTCACACCCGCGTTGTTATGCCCTAGGGCGTAGAACACTATCGGGAATGACTTTTTGGGGTCGCCACCGCTCAAAATGTGTTCGGCTGCTTCATTTAAGACTCCTTGGTCTACCGTTCCTACACTGGGGTCTACCCCTTGTGAAATGGCAACCTTTTTTATCTGCTTTAACAGGTATTTCTTGAACTGGTCTTTCAGGTTGTTGTATTCTTCTTGTGCGTCTTGTGTGTCCGCCGTCGAGTCAACCAGCGCGGTCCCGGTCAAGAACTCAAGATCGCTGCCTCCTCCTCTAAACGCGTCAGCTGCGCTGGTTGCGTTTGTGAACGGCTCTAGGAAACCTTTCCTGTCATCAACCTTATCTCCGAAATCCAAGAAGCTCTTGTCTGATATGATTCCGCGCAAGCCTTCAAGCGGTAGACCCAGTGTTGAGCCCAAGGCCAAGAACGTGTCTTCAAAGATGCTTCGGAACTGTTGGAAGCTAGGCAGCACGTCCTGTGACATTACATTACGAATAGCCGCGCCGAATTGCTCGAACGTAATCTCACCAGAAGCTAGTTGTATGTTTAGCTCTGAAATCTGATCCGTCAGAGGTACGACAATTCCTTCTTGCAAGACAGACTGTGTGAGCGATTGAGTGAACGCGCCGATTACTTGCTGCTGAATGAACTCATCGAACTTCTTTCCTAGCAGATTGAAGGCTGTGTCTAGGGTGCCTCCTGAAAGTGCTAGCTTAAGTGGCTCCTCAACTATAGAGCCAATGCCCCCAGCTGCGGTCTCCAAAGTACCCTGTATGGTTTCTTGCAGCTTCTCCATGTCAACTTCGCCGTCTATTCTAAATTGCCTTACTGCTTTAGAAGCAACATCAATTCCTTTCGGGAATTCATTGCTAAAGATTAGCGCCGCACCTCGTATCGCTGACTCCAATGAAGCCATTGTGTCTGCATTTAGTTTTCCTTTCTTGTCCAAATGCTCAAATGACTCGGCCACTTGCTCTACTGTAGTTGAGAAGTTGCCTGCAACTCCACCCAGACCTTCAAAAAGCCTTTCTAAATCAAGGTCTTTCAGAGATAATCCACTTTCAACTAGATCAAGTAGAATCCTGTTAGAGAGTCCGACTGCGGCGTTAAAGCCTCTTTTACCGTCCAAGCCAGAAGCCACGCCAAAGCCTAACGCAGTTAATGCGTCAGCTAGATCCGCTATGTCTTTTACATTCGATCCCCTGCCACGAAGGCCCTGTTCCAAACGTTCTTGAGTTCTGTTCAGTCTGTCGTCGTGGACTCCTTGTCTGCCAATATTAGGATCGAACCTTCGCAGATCGTCCTCTAGAGAACTTTCTCTACCTACGCCGATATCCAAACCAGTCAGGCCAGCCCTTCCGAACTCCTCTTCAATAATCGGGAACGCAGCTTTTGAAATAGTTTTTAAGAAGGAGAATTTCTTTGCGTTAATGATTTGTATCACAGTGAAGATGATAACAGCTAAAATTGCCACAATAGCTGCCGCGCCTGCTGCTGTACTCGCTGCGCCTGTTTGCCCAATGCCTCCTGCGCCTACAGAGCCATTCAGAACTGCCGGTGAAGCTAGTCCGCCGCCTAAACCGTAGCCACCTAACGAAGCTCCGTAAGATGCAGCAGAAGTTCCGATAACACCACCAGTAGCAGAGTAGGCTGCTGCTGATACGCCAGCCGTTAAACTGCCGCCACCCGCTGTAACAGCCGAGAACTCTGCAAGAGCCATTACCGCCCCGTAAGCTCTGTAGGCGTCAATTGCTCCTCTTCCCGCCATAGCAGCAGTGCTGTTACCTCCGATCTCATCCCTGATAAGTCCCGCCGTAAATATGCCACCTGTTCCACCACCTCCGCCAAACAGTCCCCCCAAGCCACTGAAGATTCCGCCTCCGCCGCCTCCAGATCCAAAGCTCGCAAGAGTACTTAGAACATTGCCTCCACCACCACTGGCTCCGTCGCCTGATATAGCTGAGAAGACTTTAGCGAATGCACCGCCTATGTTTTCAATTACGTTCTCTCCTAGTCCAAAGATATTATCTTTAAACTTAATATCAAACTTTAGCTTCTCTTTTATGCTCTCTGCGAATGCGTTTTTAAAGCCGTCTAACAAAGAGTCTTTAACTACGTCTCCGATGTCCGACAGCTTGCCGCCCTCGAACACAACGTCTGTAATAGCGTCTGCCAGGTCATCTCTAACTGTGTCAGCCATCTGCTGCCAGATCTGCTGCATAGTTGTGAGTTCTATTATCTCTCTTTGTAGCAGGTTCAGCCTGTGCTCTTGTGTTTGGACAGCTAGCTCCTGTGTTTCCACAGTCTTTGCCGCATTCTGAATTTTCTTCTGCTCTTCAATTTCTAGCTGCCTGTCCTTCTGCTTTAGCTTATCAACTTCAGCCTTAAGCGCCCTAGCGGCTTTTAACTTCTCTTTCGCAGTTTTGAGTGCAGCACGAGAAGCCTCCTGTTCTAGCCTCAGACCTGCTACTCGGGCGTCTTCAGTAGTGAGACTGCCGAGCTTAACTTCTAAATCCAGCTCCTCTCTCTTTTGCGCTATTACCTGCTGCTTCTTTTTTCCTACAGCGTTTATGCGCTCTATTTCAGAGTTGTAGTTAGCTATTCGCTGATTCTCTAAGTCCTCTTCATGTCGTGCAATTTCTCTGTCAAAAGCTAGTTGTCGTTTTTGACCTAGCACAGTTCCCGCCAGTCTAGCTTTAGCTCTAGCAGCTTCCTCTTCTGCTGCTTTTATAATAGCTCTTTGAACCTCTTGGTCCACGACGCTGGGATTTTCCTGCTTTTTCAACTCGGCAAGCCTTTCTTGTGCGAGTTTTATCTCAACTGCCGAGCCTTTAATAACCAGACGCAAACGTTCTTGCTCATCCGAAAACAGCGCGGCCTTAGCTTCTACACTGTCAAGTTCTTTTGCTAAGTCCCTAAAGTTCGTAGCAGTATTTTTGGTTATGTCAGCCAGTTCCTTACCGAACGCAACGTTTACTTCCTGAGAGGAGCTGTACGCGTCAAAGCTGAGTTTTTGCCTGTCTATGATATTGGTCATAAACTCGACATCCGTCCCTGCTTCTGCGGCTCTTACCTTTATAGCTTCTAGGGTTGCTATGAATTCCCTCTGTAGCTCTACAGTTGGTGCTAGCTCTACTTGCAATTCTTTATACTTCTCTCGGTGTCTGTCTATCACTAGAGAAACACCATCACGAAGTTCGTTAGTAGTAGCAAATAGGTCGGGGTTATCACTCTCATCAAATTTGTTAGCTGAAAGTGAGGCGCGCAATTGCTTCTCTGCTCGTACTCTCTCGTCTATAGCGGCGGTGTGCGCCGCATGTCCCTGCTTAGAGGCTATCCGCTCCTTATGCTGCGCCTCCTCCAAAACTGCCAAATCTCCTCTAAGACTTTCTATCTTAATACTGATGCCAGAGAACGTGCGTAGTGCTTCTTGGTTTTCAGCCTCAATCTGGTCAAAGAATCTGCTGGAAGCATTGCGGAAGTGCGTTTCAATAAGCGTCGGCAACGAAGATATCTGGCCGTCAATTTTCGCAATCTCCTCTTTTATATCTCTGATTCTTGCTGTTGCTGGATCTTCATAGTCAGCTGCTGCATGGCTCCTAAGCCCTGAGACCCTAGCAGCCTTCGAGAAGAGCGAAAATATCCCTGCACGGCTTTTAGCTTTGGCCTCTTGCGATACTAACTCGTCTTCTAATTTCTCTTTATTCTTAGCAAACTTCTCTTGAGCCGTTGCTGCTATGTCGAAAGCATCTCCCAACCCCTTCAACTGAAGCTTCAATCCGTCAGTCGGTTTTATCAGCTTTAACAGAGACTTCTCCATGTAGACGAGAGCGGCACCTGCTAATGTAACTTTAGTGGCTGTCAGCGCCATGCCCGCCGCCATCGCCGGGAGTCCAGCTCCACCAGCCAGCGAGGCTATGGCCCCAGTAACAATCAGAAGAACACCCGCCATCTTAGTGAGATCTCCGGTTAGTTTAATTATCCACTCTAAAGCTTCTATTGTCTTCTGCTTAAGGAATTCAAATGCGTTACCCACGTTACCAATACTTTCTATCATGTTGCCGGTTTTAGCAACAAATATAGCCATCTGGTCGATGACTTGACCGAAGCCTCTTAGCAGAGATTTGAAGAACAGCCTAGCGCCATCTGTGTTGAACAAATCTAGCAGCCTTTGCTTTAACCTTTCAAATGTCTTTTCCAGGCCAGTCATCTGCGTTTCCATTGCGATGGCCGCAGCGTTTGTGCCTTCGATGTTAAGTTTTAACGACTTATACGCAGCTACGTTTTGAATAAGGGCGTTAGCTGAGTTAGCTGTTCTACGATCTAATGCTCTAAACGCAGCGGCCGTTGAGAACCCAGCGTCTTTAAGCGTTTGCAGAATATCGCCAAAGTCATTGAACAGAGGGTTAATGTCATCCATGTTAATGCTTAACGCTCTTAACTCTGACCTGAATTTATCTGTAGGAGCGAGCAACGCAGCCAGTACCTGCCTGACGCCTGTGCCCTGGGTAGATGCTCGAATACCTTGGTTAGCCATTGTGCCCAAGGCCGCAGCCAATTCTTCAATTTGCAGTCCTGCTCCAGACGCCGCTGGCGCGGCGAAGTTAAACGCTGTGTTCAAGCCTTCGACTGTTAGCTTACTTCTGTTGATCGCAGCTACAAGAACGTTAGAGACATCTGTCGCCTGTTCAGCTGTGAGCTTAAACGCACGCAATGTCGTGGTCAAAACCTTTACTGATTCGTCAATAGAAGACAGTGTGCCGATACTCAAAGACACAACGGCGTTTAGAGCCGCCATCCCTTCTGCTGCTTTGAAACCCGCCTGTCCTAATTGTGTTAACCCTGCTCCAAGCTCGGCGGCTGAGAACGGGGTTCTTACCGCCAAGTTACGTAGTGATACTGCTAGGTTATTTATCTCCTCTGTCGTGGCAACAGTAATAGCCGCAATGTTATGCAGCTGCTGGTCAAACGCGAATATGTTTTGAAGTGCATCTCGCCCTAATTTAAGAGTTCCGTTCCACAGTTTCCAAATCGAGTTTACAAGAATAATTCGTCTGGCGAAGTCCCCCAGCTTCAAGTCTAGGCCGGTGACCTTCTGTAGCAGCCCCTGTACGTGCTGCTTAGTCTGGCCCATAGCGCGGCCCATAGAAGTCGTGTTTGTGGCTGCTCTGGCAGTGGAAGCGCCGGATTTAGTGGAGATCTTCTCCAGCTCATTCATTTTTAATGCAAATTTACCTGCATCACCTAGAGATGACTTCCAAGCTCGTTGCATTGCTTGAATCGCTGTCGTACCTGTTATGGATGCAAGATTGTTCTTTTCCCAGTTCTTAGTCATCTTGGTCATCTGCCTGCTAAAGCCTGATAGGTTGGCTTCGCTGTTCTTGACCGCTGTAGACCATTTAACGATGTTCGGGTGGAAGCCCCTAAATCTGTCGGCCACATTTTTGAGTCCCTGTCCGAATATGCCCCAGGCTTTACCAGACTTTATTGTCTGCGCTGAAGATTCCTTCATAACCCCTATCTGGGCGCGTATGCTTTTTATTGTATTCTGCTGGGCTGTAGACAGCGTTTTGAAGTTTTCACCATATTGCTTGGTTACTTTAGCAGCCGCTGCTTGCTTCTTGTTTAACGCATCAGTCTCTTCAGCGTTCAGCTTGGTCGTTTTGCTAGCTTCTCGTTCAGCCGTTTTAAGGGCCTGGAAAGCCTTGGTCATCTTGTCGAGCTGTTTGAAGGATTCGTCGAACTTACGGACCTGCTTATTCAGCTCACCACCCAGTTTCTCCATTGCGGTAGAAACAGTTTTGAGAGCAGCAAGGAGTTCCTTGGCATCTGCTGTGATTTTTACTGAGAGGACGCCTAGGTTTTGATTGCCACCGGCCATTGAATACTCCTAAATAAAGCTACTAATACTGTCGTACAAGTGTTAACTTCATTCGGGGGTGTGGAGTGTTTTTATAGTTAATTAGTCACTACCCACAGGAACGGTTAAAAACTCGTTATACCTCATTATATCACAGTTTTTACTGTGAAGCCCATCTAAATATCCCACCCAGAATTAAGTAGGATATTTAGATGGTTTTGCTATTCGTCTACCTGGACATTGAAGTTTTTCAAGTCCTGTGCGGTAAATTTGTCTACAGATGGGACACCAGACTCAGTGCCTGGGGCTTTATTACGAACTGCATCGGTAGCCTCTTTCTCACGCATATAGCGCAGATTGATGGCGTTCACCATAGCTCTGACTTCTTCACCGGACATACAATCTAAGATAATCTCTAAAGACCACCCATATTCGTTTGCCAGCGTGTCAATCGTTGAGGCTATTGGCGTGTCTCTGTACCGCTGACCAAGTTCTTCGCTGATTCGATAGCCGCTGCTGTCGTCTGATTTTGCAGATACGGAGCTATCTTCTCCCCTATCAGGTCCAATCTGCTTTTCAATAAAGGGACGATAACACCAAGGATCTCTGTGCTGTCGAGTTCATTCTCGACCCACTCAGTATCCTTGCCCATAACAATCGACATAAATTCTGTTACCTTTTCAGGAATATTCTGAAGAGCATACTGGATCAGATCCGCAGGCGTCGATTCAACCGGAACCTTTACTTCTGATACGACATTAGTAATAGGATCAGTTACCTCTTCTGTTACGGTGCGATTGGATTGCTCTACGATGATTGCAACACTGCCTTCGATGATCTTAAGAAGCTGTAGCTCCTTCTTCCATGAAAGCTTGGGAATTTTAACTTTGTCGCCACTGACTGTGACGACTTTATTGTTCTCTGGAACGAAAATTTTTACATCTGACATCTTTGTGTCTCCTTTTTTAATAGTAAAACTTGGAAGTTTGACTCCTCAGTATAAGTTTATTTAGACTTTCTGTAACGAAATTCGGAACAACTGCTGCTCTGTAGCAAGCGCGGGACCCAGTAGACCAGTGGTTTGACTCCACTCGAAACCTGAGTTAATCGCATTAAACGAATAAGGAATTTCGTGTAGGTCGTCGCCAAAAGTAACAGTCATCTCGCCTGCACCCTGTGCAGCCCAAATCCTAATGGTTAGTGTATAACCAGAAGGCATGACGTGTACAAATTTAGCAGCAACGTCGGCAATGTTAAGATCTCCACCAAATCCATATGTTTCTGGATCTGAAGACTCTTGAGCAACACCAGCGCCTAGTGCTAGATTAAGCTGAGTCAGGTCCCATTCGAGACCATTGACAGTTAGGCTAGCAGTTTCAGCTGTGACAAACTGTTTGACGAGAGTGATGGGTGAACCCTGGTTCACGTCAAGCTTAGTCCTAGTTACGTTAAATGTTCCACCTGAACGTACGGCTCCAACATCGACAAGGTCGAGTGCTTCGTCAACGGCCTTTGCACCACCGGCAGTGATGCCAACGATGGAAAGGACGCCAGGTCCGAACGAAAATTTCAGGGGGTCATTAGTAGGAATATTTACAGCCACTTAAAGTACCTCCAACAAAAATTATGACTTTAACCAGGACCCTACTTCTCGGTGCGGAGAATTAGAGCGTCATGTCTGGGCGAATATTGGGGTTGTAGTCGCACCACCATAATGTATTATATCACAAACAAGTAAAATTTACAGGTTATTTATCGGTTTGTTCAGTAATAGTAGCTAGATTCCCGCATGAACGACATAAAATGCTGAACGATTTAGGGTCTTGGACAAAGACATATAGGTCTTTATACTTAACTCGAATCTGACTCTTCGTTTCACGGTCAACGAAAGCTAGCAATGAATCACACTTGGTGCATTTAAAAGGGATGTCTCTACACGAGTCTGCGATAGAGTACTCAGCGTCTACGCGAGAGGATTTTCTCTGTGGGTTTCCATTATTGTTTCTCATTTATTTTTCCTTATTAGACTTAATAGTCTTATGGTGTTTCTATGGTTTTGACCTGCCAAGTGTTGCTGTAAACGTATAAAAGCTTATCCCCATACAGTCCTGATGCATCTATTGGCAGCGTGTCCTCTCGTATGATAAAGTAGTCTTGGTTATCAGTATCCGAGAAAAGTTCTGTGTTTATAAGTGACTTAAGTTGTTTGTAAATCTTGGCAGCTTCGTCTACGGAGTTATCTGAAATGAAGGACATGTCCAGCAAGATCACATTAGATGCATAGTTGTCTGCATCTGGGAACCCTCCCATAAGGGAAAAGGTTATCATCGGGAATGTGTTTGTATCAGTCTCCAGGTCTACGTTTTCTGGAAAGAACCTTGTCCCTATCATATCGTATAAGGTTGAGTCTGCCAGTGCTGTAGCCCTGAGTTTCTGTTGTATAAAAGCTATCATTTTTTCTTTAGTTCTCTCTTAACATTATTTTCGACAGCGCGGATCGTTCTCCGCTGTAGAATATCCATCACCAGCGCGAGACGTAAAACGTTCCTGCCAACTATCTTTTCATTGCCTAGCAGGACAGCTGGGACGTACTCTCCAGGTTGCATACCTGTGATGTACTTCGTAAGTGCCCACTTGTTACCACCCTTCTTAGAGGTGACAACAAACTTGCCAACAAAAAGCTTCTTTCTCGGCCAGTCAACCTTATTTCTAGTAGCTCTTCCTGGCGGCGTCTTCGGTATCAACGTTTTAGAATACCCGATCTCACTTGAAACTGAGGTATTGGTCTTAGAAGGCATCCGACGCAAGCTGCTTCTCATACGCCCAGTCCTGACACCAATAGAGCCTCTCCCTGGTGGGGCAGGCATTTCCAAGCCTGAGCCTGGCTGAGCCTGGCCCTTTGCGAACTTCCTGTTAACGCCGATGTAGTTGTTCTTCCATCCAGTCCCACCCATAGAAGCTAGAACGTCTCCGTAGAGCTTTTCTGAGCTTTCTTTAACACCAGCTTCCGCACCAGTCAAAGCACGGTCAACCACTCTCTTTAAGTTGGTTTTAACTATGTCAAGACCTTTTATTTCAAATTTAATAGGCATATACTTATTATACCACACTCCCAGGATTTCCTACCTTCACATGCGCTGCAGCCAGTGGCTGCAGCTTGGTGTAGATCTCCCTTACGGAGTTCAACATGTCGGCATCTGCGTGCATACCATCGGTACACTTAATGATCTCGAAAGCCTCGGTGATCTTCATCAGACTCAGCTCTCTCCAGGCAGCAATGAGATCCGGGTTGACGCTCACCGCTGTACGGAGAAGCTCCTCTGCCCTAGGCAGGTTCCCGTAGTTGCGATAATGCAAAGCAAGCTCGAACATAGCCTTGGAATTGTCTGGGTTGTCTACAAGCTCTAGTTCCAGCAACTCTGCGTAGACAGCTAACTTCTTATGAATCTTCTCATCAGGCTCCAAGAACCCCGTGTTAACAGACTTGATGTTGTAATCCTCTGAGTGAATTTTAGGGTAGGGGAGGAGTGCCTTGTCCAATGTCTCATGTACCCTACCACTGTAGAAGTACTTAGGAGAGTTCTTGAAAATCCTAGGCTGGAAGGTTGTTACCCTGTGGCCTGTCTTCTGTACGTTCTCTAGACGCCAAACAGCAACCTCTGGACCTTTTGGAAGCATGGCTATAATCTTATGTAGCCCACCTTCTTCCAGCCGCTCATCGGGGTCGATGTGCATACAATACTTGGAGGTAGACAGCTCGATACATCTGTTTCGTACAGCGGAGAAGTTCTTGTTTAGATCCATCTTCGTGTAAGGAACACCTACCATATCTAGGTTCTTCATAGTGTTGTCTGTTGACCCGGTGTCGATAAGAATGAACTCATCCACAATGGCGAAGTACTGCATCAGCATCAGGCCAATATTCATTTCTTCATTGAGCATCATTGTGTTAACAGATAGTGTCCAAGGTTTCGGGGCCATCATTGTCAGGCCAGACTCGTTAGTGAGGTGGTCGTATCCGTTGTCTCCTACTAGAGACTGCTTAATAGAGTCTGGGGTGGTGTCGATCTTTTCGTACCACTCCTTCTTTTCTTTGGTTCTCTCGAAATCAATATACCCGTAATGGTCTACCGACAAGTTACAAGGCATGCTACAGCTCATTGGAATACTGATTGGGATTCCGCCTGTGTGAAGACCTGGATCGTCAACAGACATCTTTGGACGTAATTTAGGTTTAAACACGTTCTTCCACATACGCCGCATGAACATCGTGCCCCAGTTGCCGTCAGTTCTGGCAAGCTCCTTGGAGCGCCAGAAGTTGTTGAAGTACATTTCGTAGCACAGAATGTTTGGGTCCAACGGATGCATCAGCGTCTGGACACGTTCTGCTTTAGCGCCCTCCGAGAAACACTCATCATGGTCCATCATAATGCACCAATCGAAGTCTGCGTCGTAAGCTGCTTGTAAGAGGTTCAGCCGATCCCTGGTTTCGCTAAAGCCAGCTGACTTTTTAACTGGAATGAACTGCCGTAGCTTATCACCGAACATTTCCTTAGCGATTTCGTAAGTCAGCAGTTTTGACCTGTCAGATAGAATTATAACACCATCAACCAGCGGCAAGTTCCTAGCTGCACAGTCACGGAATAATTGCAATTGTTCCTCGTCGTCAATTTTAACGCGCTGTGTTAAAAGCAATGTCTTCGTATCTTTTTCAATATACTTATTAACGTAAGTAGCCCAGTTAGCTACCCCGCGAGACAGTTCGGGGAAAAGCTTGTCAAGAGTTTTGTGGCCCTTGTGGTAGATAAAGCACGTAGGCGAGATTACTGACGCGAAGCCAGCCTCTGTAGCCCTGTGGACAAAGTCGTTATCACAGAAACCACCTGGGGAGAATCTCTCGTCAATTCCGCCTATCTTTTCATAGACAGCACGGGTCATCATCAAGCAAAAGCCGCTCAGGAAGCCTACCATAGAGTAGTCTACATTCCAAACACTGCCGTCGTTTTGTTGTCCCTTCTCTGCTTGCAATCTACGAGTTTCTCTATCCAGATCGGCTATTACTTTAGGAATGTCTTTGATCGTAGCCTCCTGCAAGCTTTGGTGAGACTGCATTCCAGCTGCGTTATTAGACAGCGGGCCTACGAGACCTACGTTGTCGTGATGGAAGTTAGGAGTCGTAATGCCCCTTAGCATACGCTCCAGCCAGTTTTCACAAACTACCGTATCGTCATTGAGCCACACAATGTACTTGCCTGTTGATGCTGCCATGCCCTGATTTGTTGCTGTACAAAAGCCTTTGTTGTCCTCGTTGGTGATGACCTTTAAGTTCTTTACAGTCTTGTTTTCTGCAAGGTATTCTAGGAATTTTGGAGTGTTGTCTGTTGAGCCGTTGTCTACTACGATTAATTCTAGGTCGTCTAAGTTTGAACAACTTACTATTGATTCTGTACACTCAATTAGATCTTGAACATTATCCACCGTTGGAATTATTACACTAAATTTCATACTTTCTCTCCTGCCTCTAGGGCGTTTTACTAAGTTTTAAAACTATTCTTTTCTGCCGAGCAAACATTCCGTGTGATGATACCCAAAGGAATCTGACACGTCATTTACATCTGTGACTGTGAATTTCTCAAGGGTAGCTAGGTCTGTAACTATATCCTTATAAGATATTATACCAGTTCCAGCGAGTGAAAACAAGGCTTTTGTGTCCGCATCGCCAACTAGGTCGTTATTTATTTCTAGTCTGCTTTTCTTCACTGAACTGAACCTGGCTTTCGATGTGGTTAAGATTGTAGATAGCGTCAGAAGGGGCTGTCCCGATCTGGTGCGGCTCTCGATTGATAGGGTAGCTGCTGATCCGCCTGATGTAGATACAGTTGAAAGGCCGTCGAAGTAATTGATGGACACTCTAGTATCTGGGCCTACGCCATCAAATGTGATGATCTCGGTCTTAGTAGCCCCACCCTGGATGCCTGTTAGAGTAACTGTCGCGGTGGACCCAGCTGTCACGGTCAACTCAAACGTAGCTGCCTGGTCTGGGAAGGTTTGAGCGGGTGTTTCACTTACAGGTAAAGCTGTAGCGGCGAGGAGCGTATCTCCCAGTCGTTCTAGCTTTATATTGTCTATTAAAAGTTCTTCCATTTTAGTTACAAGTTACTGCTAACAGTTCTACTAGTATTCTTAGATCATCGTAGTCTGTCGTGCCGTTAAAATCAAGATCGCAGCTAACATTATTTGGAATAGTTGTGCTTGGCAGTAGCGTCACAGTTGACGTGGTGGTTGGGAACGAGGAGTAATTGTCTCCTGGTGTCCCGTCTACATTTGTAAGGTAAATCAAATCAATTCCTGGGGACTGCTGCAGGCCATCAGCTTCTCGCTTGTAGATAGTTAGAGTGTGAGCGCCTTCCGAAACTAGGCCCAGATCAACAGGCTTGAGCCTAACGTCATCGTAGCCATCGCCATCCCAGAACCATTCATCGAATACTGGGTTGTTGCCGAGCCTAGTGTCAAACGAATCAAAAGTCATCCAAAATGAGTTGGCAGCGTTATCGTCGCCCCCTGATACAGCCTTCATTCGTATCCACAGCTTCCAGTTTCCCGATGCTGGTATGTCCACGGTGTATTTCACGGAGTCTTGTCTCTGAGAGCCGTTCTTGTCGTCACCAGCTCCGTTCGGGTAAACAACCGTTCCTGACAAAGCTTCATCATCAAACCCTACTGAGAACGAGCCGCTTATTCCTGTGAAGTCTGCGCTGTCGATATAAAAGGAATGATCCTCTACTACAGCAAACGCTTCTGCTGGAAATGTCTTGGTGTTAGAGGCCAGTACTACGCCCTCTGGCATAAGGGCTAAGATGCCCACCGTTACTTCCTCGCTTATGATGGGGAATGTATCTGTTTCAAATACTATATCGCCTGCTGAGTTTATACCTAGACCTGGGTCAACCTCTGTGACGTACTCCCAATCTTCCTGGCTGACAACCACTACATGAGAGTCTGCGCCAACACTAGGTTGGAAGCTAACCTTAAACCAGTTGTTGTCACTAGCATAGGCAGAGGTGGCCAGTAGCAGGCTTAGGGCAAACGCAGTCAGTTTCTTCATGTTAAAAAATCCTTTTGCTATAACGTGATAATACACTAGAAATAATTGGGTCTTCTAGTATTGATTGTTTCTCAAAGACTATTTTATAGTCACCGATGCTTTCAGATAAGACGCCGTTTCTTAGACGACGCGAATACTCAGCAGTAGCCAACTTCTTAACAGCCATCCTGATATCTTCTGGGATGACTGGGAATCCTGCTGTGAACTCAATCACAGTAGGATAAGGGGCTTTAGGGAAAGTGCCGCCGTCTACCCGGCGAATCACACCTTCGGTATCCAGAACCCAATTCCTGATTCCGCCAGTTGAGGCATCCAAGGTTGTACCGTCAATGACGATACTGGTTACGGTGTCTGCTGGGAACGCAGGTAATATAAGGAAGTTGGAAATTTGCTCGGGATAGAACGTAGTCGTGTATGTTTTATAGCTGAGCACACGGTCCAATGAGTTCTCGATAAAGGCGCTGCTTGAGCGCACCAGACCGAAAAGCAGGCCGTCCTTACTTGTGTCAGTTATGTTTAAATTAGCTTTAAGCTCATCAACTGTGTAGAGGATGTTAATGTCCTCTGAAACGATGAGAGTTACGTCCTCTTCGTGGACGTTGTTGGTGCTAGTAAGGCCAGTCTTTACTGTGATCTTGTAGACAGTATCTGCTGTGCCAGCATTAATCCTGAATGTAAGTACACCTGATGCGTGGGCTAGTGTTCCCGACGCATAAATGGTGGAAGTCGCATCCGCCCCTCCAACTACTGCTATTACAGTAACGGTTGCGTTGCCCAGAGTTATAGTCTCTCCAGAAGAGAGAACCGGGGAAAAGTCTATGGATACCGATTTAGTCTCGGCTATTTGCTTTAATATACTCTGCACTGAACTCTCCTATACTCCATTATATCAGATTTTCACTTAGAACCGAGGTTATTTTTGTCATTAGAATCAATGTCTGCATCGGAAGTTTCACCTGATATATCTGTCTTATCGTGTACCTCTGTGGCCGAATTAGTCGGCCTAACGTCTATGTCTTCATCTCTCGCAGAGGCTGAAAGCTCAAAGAAAGGTGAGGCAACAGCCGGGCTGATGAGATCCAGCAGAATGTCTATTATCGTTGTGCTGCTACCAGTAGAGCTGACTATTACCTTTCCATCTATTAGCTCAGTTAGAGCTTCTGTGACCTGTAACTTGATATCTACCAATTCTGTTGCACCGCTAGTAACAGCCACCTTTGAATCAAATACCTCTGTGTCAGCATCCCCTATTTGAACCTTACTGTCAAAGACTTCTGTTAAGGAATCTTGTACTAGAAGTTTTGAGTCAAATATACTAGTCACTAGATCTTGTACCGCCAATTTAGCGTCTATTATGCTAGTATCAGCATCTTTTAATACTAATTTACTATCTATTACATTCGTAATTGTATCGGCTAATAGAATTTTCGCGTCTATCACTTGAGTATCTGACAAGCTGACAACTACCTTTGAATCAAATACCTCGATATCATCATCTGCGATTACTACTTTGCTATCGAATACCTCTGTATCTGTATCGGCCAGGACGATCTTACCGTCGATGACCTGCGTGTCTGCTAGGCTGATAATTACCTTTGAATCAAATACCTCGATATCGTCATCTGCGATTATTATCTTGTTATCAAATACTTCTGTGTCGGCATCCGCGACTATAACTTTAGCGTCTATTAGATCCGCTAATGCTTCTACTACAATAGCTTTCAAATCGAATACGTCTGAAAGGCTGTCTTGTACTATTACCTTTGAATCAAAGACCTCGGTATCGTCGTCTGTGATTACTATCTTGTCGTCGAACAGTTCTGTGCTTGCGTCTTGCACTATCGCCTTGGCGTCTATGATATCAGTTAGATCATCTTGGACTATAGCTTTCGCGTCGAACACGGTCGTAAGGTTTTCCAATACGATTATCTTCGCGTCGATTAACTCGGTTGATTCTTCTCCGACATTGAATAAAAGTGTTAACATCAATATCTCCTATGGCGTGAAGTCACAACTCCATGTCGCGCAGTCGAGATTGTTGGTGCATGGTCGTGGGCGAATACCTGCGGAGCAGACATTTGCAGTGCAGACTCCATCGTGTACGGTTACGCCATCGTTATCGAAACAGGCAACAGCCTGGTCTACGACTGTATCGTATCCGGTTTGGCTCCAGTGTACCGCGTCGTTGAATAGGTCAGCGCGTGGGCCTGTCCCTGCCCTGACGTAAGCCTGGAACGCATCTTCGTGGGACATAAAGTGGTCCCCGTTGTCGTGGGCTGTGGTCAAGATGTATTCTTGAAGGTGTCGCTGGGCTTGGTTGTGGGCGCGGAAGGCGTTTGCGCCCTTGCCGGTGTACACCAGGTCACCGGATGGTTGAGTGCCCCAAATGATCTCTACGGCTGACGCTCCGGTTCTAGCCGCTGCAATCGACCTGATTGTATCAACGCTGCGCTTGGCCTCTGCTATCGGGTTCGACCCGACACACAATCCAGAGCAACTGTTGGTATTCAACTCACCATCTATTAGCCAGTCACCGTTCGGCGCGCCTGGTGCGTCAACCCGGTTGAACGCTTGTAGGGAAATGGACACAGCACAGGTGCCAGAAGTACACTCGCCTATGCAAACACTGCCTACGCAAGTCGCGTCTGCATAGGCAACCTCTGTTTGGCAATCGGCATCCGCTACACACGGGATCACCGTTTCGCAGTCAGCGTCTGCAGAGCAGGTCGCGCATGTGGCAGCGTCGGTCGTGGACAGGAAGATGTCTTTCGTAGCGTTGCTGTTGAAACAATATGTGTCACCAAGATCCGCGCCACCTAATGCCCACCCACCGTTGGTTCGGTTCAGTTGGCAGGGGTAGCCGTTGTCCGCTCCTTCGCTCAGGCAGTAGCCTGGGTACTCTTGGCAAGACCCGCCGCCTGCACATGCGAATGAGGTGCCCGTGCAGTCATCATCACAGCAGCGGCCATGATCTGTGCCGCCGACACAGTACTTGCTGCTGGCGATGTTGCCACCCGCGAGTGTGTTGTACCCACCAATGATCCAGACGTAATCGGCGTTGGCTGCGCTGCCTTTGCGTACGCGGCAGTTCATGTCGGTGCCTATAGTTCCATCAAGCGCCTGCGTTAAACTAGTCTCGAAGTTACCCAGAGTCGTGCTGCCTCTCGTGCAGAGCGTGATGTTGTTGAACGCTGCAAGGTTGGAGAGCAGCAGGCCGTGGAACGATCCTTGGTTCGCTGTGCTGTCACCAAACAGAACGAGCGTATTCACTTCATCACCGTTCACGTCATCGAACGCGCCGGTCAGAACAACCGGGTCCATCTCGACATCTATAGTCGCGCCCATCTCAGTGAAGTTAACATTGCAGCTTGAGCCTTCGCACGCGCCATCTGTAGCGGGGCGAAGTGTTATCAAATCTACGTCACTGTCCGACCACCCCGTGGTACCTGGGTAATCCAATACGTGGTGGTCCACGGCCAGGATCTCTGTCGCGTCCGCTTCATCCGATACGTCAAACCAGCCGGACGAGATGTAGGCCACAGACCCACCACCCGAAGCGTTGGAAGTCGCGGTTGAGTCCGCTTCTAGTGTGAACGAGTCGGCGTTCACAATCGTCATCGCTCCGGTGACTTGCAGTTCTGATGCTGACAGCCCACCGAAAGCAGTAGCGCCCTGAAGCGACACGATGGCTCCGTTGGCAAGGCCATGTCCGGTTTCGTTGATAGTGATCGTAGCGTCCGTGTTCACCGTGTCGATTTGGTCTGTTCCCAGCAACACTCGCATCCCGGTGCAGTCATCTCCCTCAGCTACGCTGTTACTGACGCAGATGCCCGTGTTCTTGCCAGAGCCCGCGCCCTTGTTCGAGTTGTCCTTGACGTAGGAGTACAGGTGCATCGATGCGTTGTCGTTCAGATCGGCAGCGTCGTTGGTGGTAAGCGTGAGGTCTTGCAACTCAAGGTGCTCGCCTTCCACGCTGCCAGCAGCACCTACGATGAAGTCGGTGTGGTCTGGAGTCGTAGCCGTAGCCCATTCGTCAACCGTGAGGTGTAGCGTGCTGCCGATACCGCATGTACCAGTACAACCGAAGTCGCTGTCCGCGTTCGTCGCGGCAGACATCCCGTCAGGTGCGAAGTCTACCAAGCGCACAACAGCCATGCCTGAGTCGGAAGCGTTGTCCACGAGTATGTCATCGTAGTCAAAGTACATCTTGCTGCCGAGTAGCGGCAGTGGGCCGGACGCGTGAGCGCCAAAGGAGATGCCGTTCTGTTTGTTGTTCACGAGATCCTGACACTCGTTCTCAGAGGGCGAGCAGTTGACACAATCGCTATTCGAGTTGCAAGAGTGACCCCCTCCGTCGCAGTTACCTGGGCAAAGCCCAGTGTCCGCTAGTCCAGACCCCATCTCGATGCCGTTGACGGTCAGTGTGACTCGCGTCTGTTGAGCGGTGCCCTCGGTGTCATCCTCGACTATCAGCACCTCTACCCATTCGCCTGCTGCCAGGTTGCCCGGTGTTCGCGCTATGTAGTCAGACACACACCATTGCTCACCACCAGTGTCAGCTAGGCATACGTCGTCGCAAGCGCCTTGTGGGCCTGGGTTCTCGCAGATCTCATCATCGACTCCACAGTCCGAGTCGTCGGTACATGGTGTGCAACTGATTCCGTCGTTGTTACCACCAGAGCAGACGTTGCCTGCGTAGAAGTGGTACGCGGCTAGAGAGTAGGTGTCTGTGCATTCGCCAGACCCGCTATTGCAATCTGAATCGGTGGTACAACTGGTTCCTATGTCGGTCCCGGCTTTACATCGCTTGTCAGAGAATCCGTTCGGTAGTAGTGAGCGTTCCGCTTGTATGCTGGTTCCGGGGCCAGTACCGTCTTGCGAGAACCGTATGATAGAGGGCCATGCGCCCGAAGCATAGGATCTCCAGTCTACGATCTTGAACAGGAAGTGGACCGCTGTGTAGTCTGCTGCGGTGAACGTTTCTACGCCCCAGTTCACAGAGTCCTGGTTGGTAGCAGACAGCCGCATGTAGCAGTCGTTGTTCGGTGATCCGTTCCAACACTCCAACTCGCAGTCCGCGTCGGTAGCGCAGTCGTGTCCCGCGTCAAGCGCACCCGCGCCGTACTGGCACCAGTCTTGTCGTGCGCCCGTCACCTCAACGCTCAAGCACGCGCAGGTGCCGGTGTCCAGGCCGGTGCAACAGGCGTATGGGGCGCTGGACCCAGTGCAGTCCCCGTTGTCTTGATCGCAGTCCCCTTGTTCAGAGGGCAAACCCATGATGTGCGCCGAGTTCCCAACAGGGGCCTCACAGAACTCGAAGCCCCACGGAGGCGAAATGCGCTCCGCGTGAGCCATCGTAGCCGTGAGTAGAAGGGCTGCTGCTATTGTTAAGACCTTAGCCATCATCTTAATCTAAGTCACAGATAACATTCATATTGGGGTTGCAGTAGGTTCCGTCAGGAGGACAGTCCACCCCATCGCACTGAAGGAAGAAATTAATCTTACTGCCGCTTACCACAGTGGCAGTGCTTACTCCCGAATCACATGTGGTGCCAGAGCTAATCGTACAAGAGAGAACTGTAGAAGCATCATCTCTAAAACCGGCTGTTAAGACTGTAGTGCCGTCCCAGGTGCATCCAGGCGTATCCACATACAAATCGTGACAAACCATTCCAGCCTTTACTAGCTGCTGTGAGAAAGTTTCATTAGCTGAAGAACCACTCCAGATTGCATTCACCATCGGGTAAATGTCATTACCGTTTGTAAGGACGGTGTCACCACCCCAAATCCAGTTTGTAGTAGTAAAAACTTGGCGGCCTCGACCTGGGTAGTACTTGTGCTCGGCATCCGAGTAGATGTGGAGCGTACCGTCATCACTGTCTACTTCGATCTCACCCACCACCGATACGGATGGTGTTGAGTTGGACGGGATCTGAATCGTCGCGGCGCTCATGTCGAACCCGCCCGTTACGTCAACGTCGGTTCCGTTTGATTCTAGGCAACCGTCCGACCCTGCGCCCAAGCAGATGTGCTTCGCATCGTCCATGACGTTATCCGTGCTCTCTAGCATCACATCAGTAGAGGTGGTCTTCAGTACGTTTGCGTGTAGGCTGATCGTAGCCATCTTGCTTGCGGTGCATACGCCAGCAGGGGAACCAGCGCAGTCACCATCGACCGTGCAGAACGAACCCGCCTCGGAACCGCCTAGACAAGCCTTACCTGTGCCCACTACGCTGAAGTCCGCTCCCGTGAAGTCGATACCAGGTAGCGTTGCGACATAAGCGTTACCCACGTTGACGGGTGTGCCGTAGTCGTATGAGGTCAGCATGTTATAGGTCGTGTCTGTAGGATCTATGTCAGGGAAGCAGAACTGATGTTCGTCATCGTCCTTGCCAGAGCCTTCGCACAGGACGCAAGCACCCGTTGCAGTAGCAACGATCTGGCACTCGTCTGTCTCCATGCCTTCGTTGGAAGCCAGGGTGGGCGAGAAATCGTGCTCCAGCCATGTCAGGCTGTCAGCAGCAGGGACTGGTGTGTCCCAGGTGTTATCTCCAGCCCAGTAAGTCGTTGCCGTAGCGCTTGTGCCTGTAGCCATCATGCCAGCAGTGATCTCCAGTTCGTCTGTACCTCCATCTTCAAAGGCTGTCTTGGTGATGTCAATGGTATCGCCAGTCAGTGTGATAGGAGCACCCACCGCCAGGTTAGTATCATCGCTGATGTCCACTGTGCCGAGTGTTAGCTCTTGTGAGGAGATAGTCACGTAGTTCAAGCCACTTTCTATAGTAACATCCGTTGAGTTGTCAGTACCAATAGGGTCCACACCAATAGAGGTGCGTAGCGTAGCGCCAGACTCAACCGCAGGGTCTGTAGTGCCGTCGCCCACGATCATCTGGCCATCGCTGAGCAGGCCGCTGTTAGTAACTGCACCTGTGCCACTGCCGAACAACACGCCGCCATCTATGTGTGATGACGCTCCAGTGCCGCCATCAGCTACAGCAACGTCTGTACCGCTAACGTGGTAGGCAGTAGTGTCAGTCCCCGCTCCACCCTCGATGTAGTTGCCCGTGTGAATTGTGCCCACAGAGGTAGTCCAATCGAGGTGCTCGTTGACTAGGTCGATGTGGGAGTCGATGGTCGCGTGGCTATCAGCCCCTATGTTGGTCAACAGGGTGTGATCTAGAACATCAATGAAGTTTTCATCGACATCCTTTACTTTATTGCAGTTTGTATCGTGGTAAATCCTGTCAGCACTAGTATCTAGGCACGTAACGCCGTCAATCTTAAGGAACCTGAAATTTGTTTTCCTGCTATTAACACTGTCTGCATAGGCGAAAGTTGCCGTGCATAGTAGCGCAGCAATAGCTTTAGCTAGTATTTTCTTCATTAGAATTTCTCCAGTATTCTCATAGTTACTCCAGCCGCTGCCGAAGATGTTAAAATGCCTCGCAAATCACCTGTATAATCATCGAAGTCAGCCGAGTCACCATCCATCAACGCTATCCCCTTTCCTTGCCCAGTCGTGCCTGCTGCTATACCGTAAAAAACTATGTCGTTCGTTCCTGCTTCTGAGAAGTTCTGAATGTTCACTTTCCTTCTAGTTGTTTCTGTTGAGAAAAGCTCCGTGGGTGTTACTCCAACAGCTACAAGTACTTCGGAGTACACAGAGTTTGTGACTCCAGCAAAAGTAACTACTAGCCTGCCTGCTGAGTCAACTATTGCTTTGTTATCGGGAGTTGTTGCGTCACCAATAGTGATGTGCTGCAACTCTACCGTTACACCGTCTAGAACACCGACATTAGTTGCTACTAACGCGGTGCCAGTATCTTTTACATTAATGAAAGCTATTGTACTACGCCTCCGCTCTCAGGATGAAAATGGCTGGGGCTGTCTACTGGATTACGCGGTGATTCGTATTCTCTCAGCATCTCACCTGTCTTAAATTCATATTCTTTCATATATTCCACCCGACCATCCGTCCAACCAAGCGACCATGTGTTAATAGGGCGCTTATCAAGAATCTCTGTGCCATTATCCACAAAGGTAATCCCGCTAGACCTGAAGTGTACGAACTCCTTGAACGTAGCGGGGAGGCTTTCCTTCTCTATCACGTAATTAAAATACTTAAATCTTGCTTGTATCTTAACAATCGTGTTAAGAGGAACGTCGTGGAAGTGGACCTCTTTCGACGAAAGACTAGTGCCGTCATCGAAGAAGAACATCAACTCAGCGTTCCTATTCTTTTTGTCAGTTGGTTTCATTCCAGATTATCTCCTTGTATTACGAGAAATCTAGTTTAAAACTGCATCGCAACTCATAACCTGAGTCCGTACCCTTATACGTTCCTGAAGTCTCCTCGTCTGCAATGGCAAAATATGATGCGATGGCAACTACTTCTGAAGCTTCACCCGTAGTTGTTACACCAGTGATTGCAATTGAAGTTGTGTCATCGGCAGCATTTACATTCTGCGCGCCTGGCTCAGCTTCTGGCACAGATGCGAATGTGTATGATCCGACTGTCGCGCCAGCGACGTAAACTTCGTCAACGTTAGTCGTAGTACCTGTATCTGCGAACGAAAGGTCAACAAACTTCATTACCGAGCCTGCCTGGTCAAATCCGTTTGAACTCAACCAAAACTTGAAGTTATCTGCGCTAGTATTGCCGTTTGCGAAGGTTACGTCGAAGAAGAGCATACGAACGCCACTATCAGCCTGCCCACCTGAGATGTCTACTGTTCCGAAGTCCCATTCGTGACCGACGCCGGTTGTAACTCCAGACTGGCCTGAGACTGCTAGTGCTCGTTCTGATTTTGTGTCCAGGGCCGTTGTAGCTGTTGCTACCGGGATACTCCTGAATTCTACTGTGGGTGTATTAGCGGCCATTACTCTTCTTTATCTCCTTCTGAGTCGCTTGGCACGCTCAGGTCCTTAATTTCGACATCTGAAGGATCTAATGCTGTGTTCTTAAATCCAAGCCGTGTCTTAAACGTTGTAGTATATTCTTTCACTACGCTGCCTGACGTTACCTTGGGCTCTGGTAGCGTGCCGTCAATGTACTTAAAACTCTTTGGGTCAATTGCACGTAAATATGATCCAACCTCGTCGGAAACTACATAAAAGCAGTTTGGTCCGAAAGTCATCGAGCCATTATTTGGGATATCTAAAGTCCCGACGTTACTAGAGACACATTTAATTTTCATGAAAAACCCTCCACAAGTTATACCCTATTATATCATATTTTTCCGCTGATTACGCGGAAATGAGATCTATCAACGTTAGCAATCGGTGTATTATCCAATCTTTATTGAAATACTTAAAATCTGGCTTTTTAGAAGCCACCCAGATTACTACCATTTTGTACACCTACCTAGAGAAAAGGGAGGGTCCCAAAAAGGAACCCTCCCTGTCTCGGAAGAACCTGGTTAACCCAAGGGTTACACCAGAGCAACGTTCACAACTGCCGAAGCAACCGTGTTCGTGGCCGAAGGAACGAGCATGGACTTGAAGTCCAAACGCTGCAAGGCAACGAGGACCTGTTGGTCTGTCTCAATTCTTTCTTTACTCTTCAGCGTAATCGCACGGCTATCACCGAAGCGGAACTGATCCCGTCTGACGAGCATGACTTCTGTCTGAGTGCCGGTGCCTGAATTCAGGCCCTCTGCATCCAGATCTTCTGGTACATGTTCGCTGACGATAATAGGAATTCCGTCAAGTGCGCCAAGCTGACCAGCATGAATCGTAGCACGAGGGCCAAACGTGTCAACGGTCGTGACTTCTGTGAAGCCAAGAAGGTTGTTATACGCGTTAATGCCGACGAGCCAGAAAAGCTGACCAATGTCTACGCCATATTTACCCAAGTCGGTACGTGCAGCACGAACTTCCGCGAGGGAGAGCGCGCCAGCAGCATTCGAGGTCGTACCGGCGAGCTGGATGGCCCGACGATATCCGTCGTATGCAATTTTATGACTGGTGGTGAGGGTAGCACCATCAATATTCGTAAGACCGGAAGTTCGTTCGTCACCATTAATAACGGTGTTCTCCTGGGCGTTAGCCAAGGCTAGAACGATCTTCTCGCGAACATAAGGAAGAGTAGCGATGACCGAGTCTTCCGTCATTTCGGTAGAAACGACAACTCGTACGCCGACCTTCGAGGTCGCGAATGCCCGGTTGATAGTTCCCGGCGTCGATGCAGTTACACGGTTACCGGCCGTGAGGTCAGCATCGTCCGTGGTGTTCTCAGGAACGCTGTACGCCGTGGCGTCAGCTCCTTCGACAGGGAACTTGTACGGATCAGTAGGCATGTTGAATCGAGAATGCTGGTTTGCAACCCGGAGGTTGAGACGAACGTCCTCGAACAAGCTAGAACTGAAATTCGTAGGAATCCACTCGGCACCAGTGGCGCTTCCGCCAGTTTCCATTGCCTTGAACAGCGCAGGATGGTTTGTACGAGCATAATCCATAATACCTTCGCACTGGCGAAGATCACGTCCACCCATAAGGGTTTGCGCGAGATATAGTTCGTCGTTACCGCGTTGAATTTCTTCGAGTTCCGAACCGGCCTGAGCCTTATTAGAAATTAAAGCCTTAAGTTGAACAGGGGAGTAGGAAGCTACGTTAGTATCCTCAGACACCTCAAATTCAGCTTTGCGATCTGAACGCTGATTGAGAACGCTATTGAGCGACTTTTGCAGGCCGGTAATATCGGCTTGCACACGGTCAATCTTTTCGCGATCATCAGAGCGTCGTCCATCGTCGGAGGCTTTTTGGTCTGCTGTTGCAACCATCTCGCGAAGGTCGCTAACGGCCTTCATGAGAGTGTCTACATCACCAGTAGAATCTGTGGGTTTATCACTTTCTCCAAGCTTATCAGGATCGAGTACGATCGTCTGATCTGCTTCTTCTGTGACATCCTTTTTTTCTTCTGACATATTAGAATGTTTCCTCCATTAGTTTTGAACTAAGATGTTCTTTTAAAGAGGAACAAGCTCTTTAATAGTATCAACCAACCCCTAATACATTCTACCATAGAATTTAGAATTTTCTTGCTTTATTTGCATAAATAAGTACGCGAGACCCATTTCTTTCGTTTCTTCGCTCTGCTATATCTATATCTTCAAAGCCACAAGACATCAGAGCATCACACAAAGAAGCCTCTGTAAGCCATTTAGCGTGTGTACCCATACCGGCGAAAGGCAGTGCTCTACCGCCGTCCTGCTGCTTCCAATATTTGTACTTATGATCTTTGTATTCAAGAGTTTGGCACGTTTTATTGGGGGAGGCAACATGGGTGTCGAGCATTATAGTTTCGGTGCAGAATGGTGCCAAGGTATGTAAATGTTCCACTGGATTCTCCAAGTGATAGAGCACGCCAACGTGATGAATTATGTCACAAGATAGATCTATGTTTTCTGGCATCTTTTTTTCTAAATCTAGCACAAAGGCATTAACAGGGAGCCCCAGCATAGCGCATCTGACTATAGTTTTAACAACATGCTCGACTCTTCCATCGAAAGCCTTAACCTGTTGAGAACGCTCTGCTAACGCTGCTGTATGAACACCTTCGTAGCATCCTACCTCTAAAACAACCTTAGAGAACAGATCAATTCGTCTGGCTAGTTCTGTTATACGGTAGTCTACATTAGGTTGTGCCGTACCTCGCTTTTCTTTGGAGTAGGGCTTACCGAATTGCCTGCCGTTAGAGTCAAGCGTGAAACACGACCACGGGAGTAGGTCGTTCAACATTTCAAGATCTTCATCTGATAATGAGTCTAATAAATTCATTGTAGGGAAATTTACCTCCATTGCTGTTTTCCTGGGAAATAATGTTGCTAAGGAAGGGGGCAGGACTTTAACCCTGCCCCCTTTACAGGGTAGCGAAAACCTGTCTCCAGCTTAAATAACGATTTTCGCGACTTTGGTTGCAAGGCCAGCAACGTCGGACTTTACGTGTTCGACGAGCTTATCGCGTTCATCTGTTATCTTTTTTAATTTTGCATCCGTGAGGAGCTTAGTTGTCGTCATGCTTTCTTCTAGCACTTCTGCCAACTCAGCCTTCTCTTGTAGCTGCGTGTAGTCTTCCGCCCACGTCTCATCTTGTTTCACAAAGCAGTCCAAACAAAGAACAAGTTCCTTGCCGGTAGGCTCGATGGCCCAAGACAGGCCCTGGACATCAGTCTCGTCACAAACAGAACAGTCGCCTTCCGTAAAGCTAAACGTCTGAATGATCGGCTGATTAATTACCGCAACGTCGTCAACCTCTTCCGCTTCCACCACTTTAGTCTCGACCTCTGGGTTGATTGCGTCTTCATCCGAGCCAACGAGCTGTTTGTAGGACACTAGATCCCCACCAGTCTCGGGCTGGAACATGATCGACTTCCAAGAACCATCCATCGTCGTAAACGTGGAGTCAGCGTTCATAGGAATCGTAACAATTGACACTTCCAGTAGTTCCATGTCTTTAATAACCGTAACATCAGTCTCTGGGTCATAGTCGCTCTTTACGGGCCGGAATCCGATGCTGAAGGAGCGTACTAGACCTTGATCCACTAACTTCCAGACCTTGTCGGCTTCTGCGAAATCGCTAGCGACTTCAGCTTCAACGAACAGTCCATCGTCACTGATTTTAAAGTCTGTAATAGTTCCAACAGGTACTGCCCAGTCATGATTGTAGAACATGACAGGGTTTTCCATATACTTGTCGATTGAACTCTTAAATGCGTCAGGCAGGACCAGATCCTTGCCTCGATCAATCGTTGCCGTGTTGGCAAAGCCTTTGATCTTTCTACTACGGCTACCACTTGCCGACTTGGTGTCTAGGCTGTTTGTGGCTTCTGTTTGGATTGCGTCAAATGTAAAGCTTTTTACTCGACCTTCAACGACTTCTTCAGGTTGTGAATTCTTCATTCCCCTATCTCTCTTAATTAAATTTGGTAAATACCATTGGTATATTATATCACAATTTGAAAGCTATTCTGGCTTATCTTCTTCTTCGGGCTCTTCTGTGTCTTCTGGAGCGTTATCAACAGGGACAGGTGCCTCTGGTAGCTCTTCTCCTGTATGCTCCGATAACGCTGGTGTACCTGAGTAACTGGCAAATCGTGGTGATGGTATATCGCCCCAATCTAGTATGGCTTCGTCTGGATATAGGTGGCCTAAAACCTTGTTTATGGGCCAGCCGACGCGCTCTACTAAGGTAGCAGCCGTCTCAGCTCTGACCTTCTTCATATCATCCGTCTCTCTAAGAGCCGGGATATTCGTGATATCAGGAACAATTTCAAAATGCTGTGAGAACTCTTTCGTAAGGCTAGAGTTCAGCTTTGTTAGGATTCTGTTGGCTAGCGGTTGGATAGTACGCGACCAGAAATCAATGTGCTGTTCTCGGACACCAGCACTGCGTCCTGAGCTGCTTTCCGCATTAAAGATGCCTACGATTGACGGCGGAACCTTGAGAATACTAAGGATTTCCTCTCTGCTATGCTTTCGCAGATTAAGGAAATCTAAATCTTTGGGATTGGGAGTTGTTTGTTGCCAATTCATTCCTCCAGACAAAATAATAATCTTACCGACCTTACTTGTGCCCTCATAACTCTGTTTCAGTTCTCTTTTTGCTCTACGATACTCTTCTTCGTTAAGGCCGTCCTCAACGGTGATAACGCCAGAAGGCCATGTCGCGTTGCTAAAGTACGATGCGTTCCAATTAAGAGCTTCCCAATCTAAGTCCATTGTCTGCCTGATCGCTGCAATTGGGGCTAACCCATAGTGGGACTCACCTCGGGGATCAGGCATTTTTATATGGATCACCTCGTCAGGACTAAATGAGATTTTAATTTGGTTGACAGTGTACACATAGCCCTTGACAAACTTCGTAGGATGGGGCAGAACTTGCATGTTTTTTGGATTTAGTACATACAGCTCATGTGGTCGGCCTCTTGAGTCTAGTGCGGCTTTTTCAATATATGCGTTCCCCGTGAGAAGGAGGTGCATAGCCACTGTCTCCTTAAATTCTACTGCGCTCATCCAAGGATTTGGATTATTAAGAAGAGGGGACAGCCCAACGCCATCTCCCTTCACAGCCTCGTTTGGCTGGCCTTTTCTGCGCTTATCAATTACCCTGAAATTAACTTGGCTTAATGCTCCAGCAATCGTGCTTACTCCAATGTAGAGCCAGACGGATCTTGCATACTTATTCAGTAATGTAGAGTAGCCTTCGTCGCCCTGCATCCCTAGATCGCCAAATCCAGAGCCAGAACCAAAATAGTTGTTGGTGTATACGTTTGAATCTTGGTGCGCTGCTCTAGCTGCCCCTGAATCCTTCGTGTCGATCTGGCCGTGCTGTTGCTCCAGCATTTCGATACGGGAATCTCTACGGGAACTAGGCAAAATTGCGCTAAGTGTATCTCTAATTAAGCCCATAAGATATTATACCATAGTTATTTGCGGTTTCAGTCATGTTTTACCCATGTTTTATACAACAAATATACGCTTAGATACGTACGATATGCTGTCTATGGCCGCTCGTCTGGCAAACCAGAGGGCCATCATAGTATCATCGTGCCTGCCAATTGGATAAGAAGTCAATTCATTGATTAAAATGCCGCACAGATCCCTCTCATCCTCACCCATCATGGGAATAGTCCAGTTGTGCTTCTCAAACTCTACTGCCATTCGTGGGAGGCCGTTCTCAAGATCGTTCTTATTGACGGCGTTGGTTGTGAAAGACTTTACCGGCAGATCGGTCTTTCTTTTTAGTTCTTGGACAATGGCCTCCTGATATGCGTTGTTTTCAACCATAATTAAATTCGGGTCGAAATAATCAGCCCACAGCTCGATCTTCCTGATTTGTTCACTGAATGTCAGGCCCCGGTCTCGAAACATTCCGACTAAAGTCTTACGCCTCGTAGTTTTGTCACAAACTATAATTGAAATACAAAAGAAGTCACCTTGACTCTTCTTAGTAGCAATTGCGAGGTCAACTCCCATGAAACATTTATATGATTCTGGAAAAGTCCCTCTGAATGTGTTTTCTTGGCCTGGGAAGTATAGCTCCGCTTCTGAGTCAATACATTCTTCTACGTGTTCCGGCCTGAATAGAATGTCGTCCGTTGCCAAGGGCTGCTGACGCCAGCCACGAGCAAACTCTCGCTTCCCTACTTCCTCTTCTTTGTTTTTAAGTACCTTTGCGTTCCACTTCTCCCACAAAGGAACCTGCGCTGTAAGTTTCATATTAAAATTTCCTTTAACTCGTGCCCGAAGTATTCCTTGTACTCTTCTACGTGCTGATCTGGAATGATTACGTCGCAGTCCAATCCAGAGAAGTCGTCAGCCACCTTCTGAATCAACACACCGTATTGATTGAGCATGATGGGGTCTGAGGTAACAAATCCAAGAAGGTCGTCTTCGTGCCAACGAGTACAAATTGCTATCACCTGGCGTTTATTTTCATTGCCTTCTACGTTTGGCTCCACACGAGACAGCCAGACCTGTGCGTAAGTTGCTAGATGCTGCTCTCGTGTTGATGGCTGCGATACCGCAGTTCTCTGGTCGAAGATATCGTCAACAAGCAGTATGTCTGCTCGTCCACCAATCGCTGAGGACATAATACCTTTAGCATCGACGCTTGCGTCTTTTGCGATTGTCTTACGTTCAACGAACAGCTTATGTTTGCTCCATTCCTCCTTGTTTCCTGGAATAATGCCGGGGAACAAGGTTTTGAAGTCTTCGTCTGTTTCTATATAAGCCTTAATAGCAGAGAGCCGCTCTTTGGCAGCATCGTCTGATAGGCATACTAGTTTAATTCTTAATGTAGGATCATTCCCTAGTAGAAATAGTGGCAGTGCGACTGCCGTGATCTGAGTGTTATGTGACACCACGCCGTTAGTAACGTGGTTGTTAGTACCTTCGACTTCTAGGCCGATGGTTTGCTGGACGCCTACGTCTTCTACTGAAGCAACCTCGTCCCAGCCTTCATTCTCGTTATCTATTGCTAATTTAAGATTTGGCATGTGGTTTAATCCTTGTAGCTGATACAGCTCTACCTTTGTATTTATACCTGTAGGCTTCTATTTTCTTATCGGCTTCCGCTGACTGTTGTTCAGGGGTTTGCCAGGAGCAGTTGTGGACTGAATAGTTGCCCAAGTCCATTCGCCTGCCCAATGTAGTTCCAAATGGCCTTTCACCCATTTGCTTTAAAAATTTGTTGTAGTCTTTCCATGAAGGGTCGTACGTAACGCCTCTGCCGCCGTAATAAGCAAAATATATGTGCTCTGTGTTATCGCAGCGGTCTTTCATATAGAGCCAAGACTGATATGTTCCGTTAGGGTCTTTCATCTAGTAACCAAAGTAGCAGTGCTACAAATTCCCCCAAAATTATAAAGTCGTGTTCCATTTTGTGTTCTATAACCCAGGGAAGCTGGTTAAAGCCTCCCTGGGTTGTTACTTTTAGTCTCTTGATATCATCATCGACCGGCCTGGCTCCCTCTTCCCCTTCTTTTCAGTCGAAGCTTTGGGTGCGAAGCACTGGATCTTTTTTTCTTCATCTTCTTTTTACTCTTCTTTTATTTCTCTTCTCTTCTCTTTATTTCTTATTATTTCTTCTTCTCTTCTTTCTTCTTCTTTTGTTTTTTCTTCTGTTGTTTCTTTATAAAGGGTCGCCACTCAGTTACCTATATGTCGTTGAAAACATTCGGGAATGCTGACGTTGCCCCGGTCGGTAGGATTCTGGTCCTACCCCATGGCCCATGTACTTGAGGATCTCCATTTATACGATTCCCAGAATCCTCGTAAATTCGGGTATTTGTTCATCTTTAAGTACAACAGCAATAACGCGCTTTATTTCAGGGTCCCAGGTTACTCCACTCACATTATCAGGCTCTTCAGCATCATTGCCTACTATACCTGCCTGTGCGTGAGGTTGTCGCTGCTTTTGTTGTGTGAGTAGTTCTTCGTCTAGAAGTATTAAATTCTCCACTGAACTCTCCCCACATGTATATTGTAGCAAACGCTGTATGCCGTTTGCAAGGCTTTTCGAGTCCGTTGCCATATAAATTATCTTCTGCTCCTTGTCCCATACGCCAAGACAGTCGAAATAGCCTTTTAAGAAGAACTTCACTACCTTTTTACTATGTAAACTGATTTGATTTATGATGTCTTGTTCACACAGGTCGTAGGTCCCGATAGCCCGTGTGTAGTAGTCAGACTTGTAATCCTTGTTCTTACTGAACTTGTAAGGGTCGAATTCCACATCGCGTTCCTTACTAAAATCAGAGTAAAAGCCGATAGCACCGTCCTTGGCTCCGTAGTAGTCAGTGTTCTTAGCCAGTATACATCCAATCATGTACGCGTCTGTAGTCGTGTACATGTCTAGGACGTGTTCCTTCTCCCATTTTATAAGTGTCTTTACTTTATCCTTCTTAGGACGCAGATCCTGCGCCTCTATCCAGCCCGAGTCTGTCAAGAACGGGTGATCTTCGCTGACGGTAATTCTCCTTCCACTTTTAAATGTGACTTCAATGCACTTCTTCTCAAAGCTCTCCTTCTTGCTAACTGGCTTCCATACTGGCTTCCTGTTCTCTTCATCATAGCTGAGAACCCTGTCACCAGGCTCGATTGACTCAGCTTCTACATAACCGGCCTGTGTTAATACGGGTGTATCTGGGGCCATGCATTTACCCGATGACATTGGGGCCAGGATAAGGCAATTCAAATTGTTAGCTTTACAAAAGGATATGTGTCGTATCCAAGTCTTTTGTAGCTCGGCTAGTTCAATCTTAGCGCCGGAGCTTTCGTCCTTGACTACATATTCACAGAACGCCATGAAGTCTTCTCTGGCATTCTGCCTCTTCTTCTCCTCTAGGAGACCTTCTCGTTCTTTAAGTAGAGCTTCTTGTTGCTTCAGTATTGATGCGTCCATTATAAGTCAACCTTCTCCTTTTTATCCATCGCCTCAAACTCAGCATCCAAGGCATCAAGTTTGGCTTTGTTTTCATCTAGCTTATCTTTGATCTCTTTAGGATTGTCAATCTTGACTTCGTGCTCATGCTTAACAACCTTGTCTGGTTCACCCATAAGCGACCTTACTAGGTCTACTGCATTCGCCATAGAAGAAGAAAGCTCTTTGATCGTAGCCTTCTCAATCTTATCAGAGTCAACAATTGCCGCCGATGCCATGCTTATGAATGCTACCATGTTGATAATGGTTTCTTTTTTCTTAATATTATAATATGCTTCTAATTCTTGATCGTCATCAAAGTAAGTTTTTAATTCACCTTTACGATACTGTGAATACATATCCCAAGAAAGCTTTGCCAAGTCGGGTCCCGCCGCTAGCATTATTTCAGATGTTTTGCTGTTGGCCTCCTTAACCTTCTTCTCAAGATCCTTCACAGCCACCACGGAGTCGGCTTCTTTATCCGCCTCTAGCTCCTTCTCGTCAAACTTTACAATTTTCTTTGTCATAAGTATCTCAACTAGTTAAAATTTTTGTCTCGGCTAGAAACGTGTTGTAGGATTAACGCAGCTAACCTCTCTAGATCTACGTCGCCTAATATGAACACGCTCTTGTTAACCCCTGACTTAGAATCTACAAACAGGAAGAGTCCTTCTATATCACCTTGCAAGGATAGCTCTTCTACTGTGTCGCTGAATCGGTCCAACACCTCATCATGCGTGTCAGCCTCCAGATCTACAACTTTCACTTCTTTGCCCGATCCCTATACTTCTTGTGGTGCTGCTTCACCTTTTCAGGGTGCTCAGTTTTCCAATTCTTATGGTAGTCCGGGTGCTCGGCCTTCCATTTACGATAATAATTGCCTTTACACGTTTTGCAAGGATAAACGATCTTGTTTGTCGTTTTCCTGGTATAGAATTGATCTTCGGGCTGGTCCGTTCCACATTTTTTACAATGATATGTTAATTTGTCCGTCATTTAATCTTTTCTCCTTATCATATATGCTATTATATCATATATAGACTTTTTTTTATTGAGAAAACTCAAAAGGAGATAAAATAAATACTATGGCCAAGCTACCATTTCGCAAACTTAAGATAGGCCCACATAAATGGGACATTAAATTTGCTCCTTTGAACGATGAGGACCATCGTAGCAAGAAGTATAAGAAGGAAATGGAAGGTTGTGGCAAGCACGCTGTATTTTTTGGTGAGACTGATTTTGAGAAAACCCTGATTAGGTTGAACGAGAATATGGATGAGGAGATGATGGGGGAAGTAATCGTGCATGAGATTATTCACATCGCAATAGACGAATGCAATCTTAGAGCACAAATCAAAGTAGGTGATGAAGAGCAAATCGTTCAGAACCTAGGTGTGTGGCTGCTGATGGCCTTCAGAGATAACCCTTGCCTCAAAGATATCATCTTCCCTCCTAAAAAGAATAGAAAAAAGCGTTGAAAACACATTGTGAAGTTGGTATACTATAAACAGTGAACCTAGCAAGAATATCCGTTGAGCTTATCGACAACCTGGGAAGTGATCTTACTGTAGTCAACGCGGCACGCGTGTCTTTTGATAAGCACCACGATGCACTGGACAAATCTGATGAAGGACTTATCAGGTATTTAGCTGCGCACGGACATTGGACGCCCTTTTCACATCCGCAGATTCAACTCAGGATTACAGCACCGATCTTCGTAGCGCGGCAAGCGTTCAAACACAAAGTGGGGCTAACCGAGAACGAGATCAGCAGACGGTACGTTGACTCAGAGCCTTCCTTCTATATACCAGGCAACTGGAGAGCGCGTGCAGAGAATAAGAAGCAAGGATCGGGTGGTGCAGTAAGCGCAGAAGATAACTCGGCAGCAGCAATAGAGTGTATAAAGCATTACTACAATTGTTTGGAGATCTACAACAATATGTTGGAGCGAGGGGTGTGCCCTGAGCAAGCGCGGGTGGTTTTACCTCAGAGCATGATTACATCTTGGTATTGGACTGGCAGCTTGTTTGCTTTCGCAAGAGTGTGCAATCTGCGCAACAGTCCAGATGCTCAAGAAGAAATTCAAGAACTTGCGCGGCAAATAGAAGAAGCCGTAAAGAATCTATATCCCCTATCATGGGGGGAGCTAACAAAAAAGGAGAAACTAAAATGCTAAAGACAGAAGAAGGGTTTGAAGGCGAGGAACTCAACCAAGACGTAAGCGTAGAGGACAATATTATTATTGAGAACATGTTCAAGGGCAGCCACTACGTAGTGGGCGTTCAAGCACAACTCTTACAGCTTGTACCTCTACACGACATTCTAGAAACACTAGAAGCTAAGATTAAAGCCGCCGGTATGGTGCCCATCAAAACAGACGACGACGACACTCAGTTGTTTATGATTGCATACGGCACACCAGATGGTGAATACCCGGAAGAAGAAGATGATGATGACGCAGTACAAGAATAGTACTAGCAAGGTCGATCACCCTAGCCATTACAACAAGGGCGGAGTTGAAACCATTGATATCATTCGCACGTACCTCACTGCCGACGAATACGTCGGCTTCCTTCTTGGGAATGTGCTTAAGTACAAGCAACGTGCCCAGTTCAAAGGTGGCGAGGAAGATCTCGCTAAGGCCGACTGGTACATCAAACGTCTTGAAGAGTGCCAAGTGTACTGGAGTGACAAGGCGATGGATGAGTTCGTAGACAACCTCGAAAGAATAAAAAGCCTTGAAAACGCATGAGTAATTTGGTATAATATAAATAGTGGCAACAGCTAACAAAAAAGATGCAGTACAAGCCCAAGCATGGGCACTACAATATACGAAGGGCGACAAGGTGACTCTAGATCCCTTTACTTTCGTATCCAAACAGGACGCTATGGCGGGCTACGAGCACGACGATAGAAATCCTGGTATCTCCTACAAGCAAGGCCGCAGAAGTGGCGTTGTAAAAATAGTACGAGTCAAGGTTGTTGCACTTTGATGCCTTCGAGAAAGAAAACGCTCTTCGGTGCATTATCTTACACAATACACAAAGATAGGATGCATAAAGACGTTTTCTCGGAGGCGTCAACCTTACTAGAAGATGAGACAGACGAAGAAGGAATTCAAAACAAGGTCGTCTCTATCAGAAACAAGGCTGGGATAGATCCGTGCTGCATAGTGTGCAGACGGCCCCACGCACCTAGATTTTTAGAATACCACGACGATATCATATTTTTCTGTGACCAGGGATGCTTACAAGAGCTTGATAATCATGCCAGCACGTATCTGGACAAAAAATATATTAGAATTAAGTTTAGAGTTGAGAGTTACTTGCGTGTCATAGGGTTTCTTGCTGCCCTATGCACGCTGCTGGCCCCGCTACTTAGTGCCTGCGTTCTTGCCCTTTCGGCGCAGTAAGGACTTCACTAGTCCTGCACAGGGGCCAGCTCCTTTTTATGGATTGGCTTACAATAGCATACGCAACTACAAGTATAGACTGGGTATCTTGGTCAGCTGCTGGGCTGTCCTTGTCTGGTGCATACAGGATCGCTCGGAAAGATCACCGAGGATTCTACCTAATGATGGGTTCTAACTTTTGCTGGTTTTATTGGGCGGTAGCACAGGCACCAGCTGTGCCAGCACTGGCCACTATAGACTCTATCTACTTCTGTATTAACATCTATGGTTTACACTCTTGGACTAAAAAATCCAAAAAACCCAGCTTTACAACCAGATAGAAACTAACAAAACGGCCATAAGATGAAGCACTTACTGTTGCATAACATGCTGTTCCATAGGGCCATATATAGCGCTCTCTCCATCTCCCTTAACCTCACCTTTGCCCTTGAGCGTATGATAACGCTGGCGCTTCAATTCTCTATGTTCCTCAAGAAGTTCCATCACCCGTGCTATAGCTCGTTGGTTCGCAGCTATCGCAGCCAATAATTCCATGCCTGCCTTCCCCGCTGGGTGATTATCATGGGCTATATCCGCAACCACCGGGGCGGGTATCAGCAACGCAACGATGAGCAGCGCAGCGATCATCTCGTATTGTCTCGCACCTCGTCAGAGAGCCGATCAAAACTCGCGGCCTGTCGGTCGAGCATGTGCGTCTGCGCTTCAATAGCCTTTGTCAGTTCGCGCGTGGCCGTCACTAAGCTACGCGGCACGTACCAAAGTGGAACTCGGTCAGGATCAAACACATTATGCCAGTCGTAGAGCTTCTGAATCTGCCCAACAACTCGCTCGCTCGTGCCAGAATCAGAACTCCACGTCGCAGCGAACGAGTCACGCGCTTCATCCTCTCCCCAACGCGCATCAGCCGCGTACAACAATATCCCGAATACTACGACAACAAGCGGTGGTCCCCATTTATCCCACACGGTAAGTTTGTTATGTTGATAGTCTTCCATTAGTAATCTTACTTTCCGACTTTTGACTTCCCATTTCCGTTGCAGGATATATATATATTATATCATTCTTTTAAGACAAAAGCCTTGAAAACGCATAAACAAGCTGATATACTTAGAATATGGACCGGACTAGCTCTAAATGCTCTGAATGCAACGTTGATCTAACTTGCTTGGCCTGTGGTAGACCAATTATGTCCTCAGTAGAACAAGAAGATCTCTGTGTACGCCATCGGCTGCAGTGGCTTCTGGCTTTGAACGACGGCGAGAAAATGTCGAATAGCATAAGGTCTCACATCATCGACTACCACTGCTGCTCTGCCTCGTGCAGGGAGTTTTCCTCTATATTCGAGACCTTGGACTGTGGTGAGCACATAAGCCTTGCAAACACCTAGACCGATCTGATACACTACAGGTAGGGTAGCAGGAGGTAGACGTTGGACAGCAAGGACACATTCACGATCACGATACGCAACAAATATAACGCAAGAAGGATTTTCAAGGAGAACTACACAGATGGCTCAATGGAGTTCATTCCCAAAGATGGTTGGTGGCACTTAGACAAGTCGCTGTTCTCTATGGTGACTGGGCATACGCTGCACGCAGATGTGGACTGCGTGCAGGAAGCCTTAGAGATGGACTCGTTAAATTGTAATGAAGCTATGACGAACACGAGCGAAGTACCAGCACTAACTAAAAAACTAGGAGGTACTCTGGTACACAGAGAAACGTTTGAAGCAAATTCAGAAAAGCTACCTTCCGATTATTATGTGTGGAGCACAAAGGATGGTAGTACAAGAGCTAACATATGGTTTTGTTCTGCTAGAAGCGGAAAGGTAACGATTGTATATAGTACGAATAACATTTTCGTAGACCAGGCAATGAAAGAGCACTTTGAGTGCTTCATGATTATCTGAGATGAATAAGGCTGAAGCAAGTATGGCCCTAGAGATCGGCATCTACAGGGAAGATAATGATTGTACATGCATGGATGTACTAAGAGAGCCTTGCGAACGGTGCTTGACTATTTGCGAAATGCTCGAAGACAAAGAAAAGCTACGGGCTGCGGGGGAAATTAAAGGCTTTGATTAATTTTAAGTTTTAAATGTTCTTTCCGGGACTTCATTAAGATATAAAAGTTAAGTATGGAGAAACACACAGCCTACGCAGCATTCTGCGCTGAATGTAACAAAAACGACACACTTATACCTTGGTCGGTAAGAGCACCAATCTGGAAAAGGTATCAAGAATATAAAAAGATTAAAGAGAAGAATATTAAGGAGAGATAATATGAAAGTCAAGATTAAGAGGGGCAAGATTGATGTGGCATATAGTATGCCATTCTCAAAGAAAGTCAAATGGGTGGCGATTGACGCAGATGGGGAAATCTACGGATATACTGAGAAGCCCTATTTAAAGGATATTAAATTATCTGGTGGTAGCGGGCAATGGCTTCCTACTAACCCGAATGACTTCCATGAGTATATTGGGTCTAGTACAGCTATTGAAGTGGAAGATTACAAAAAGCTTGTTTTTGAAGTATCGGGTTCTCCCATATCGAGGAAGAAGTGACAATCTTAGTAGTCATAGTCACCCTAATCAGCATCGTCTACATTTGGGCAAGTTAACTTTTCAGAGAAAAGCCTTGAGAACACATGTTTAAACTGCTATAATAGAGATGTAGATATGAACAGAGAAGAGAAGCGAGAAGAGACGTGTACCAATTGCCCGAAGCCGGGCTACACGTATGCTGTTTGTCTAGAAGACAGCATTATAAGAACTTACATACTATGCGAAGCCTGCAGATTAGATCTTGCGGTTGAACTACGAAAAGCCTGCAGGGCTTTCGATATACTTTAAATGGAGATTAAAATGAAAATAATTATAGCAACACTACTGGTGTTGGCATTTGCAGCAACCAGCTTCGCACAACCAATGACCCCCGACCAATGGGACGCGGACGACGCCTGGAAACAGCACCCTCCATATGTCACCAACGCGGATGTCCACTGCTCTAGGTATCAGGTCCACCGCCGACATGGCATCCCTGATGCTCAGATCACCTTGAGGAATATGTACGAACTGGGCGCTGGAAAGAGTGAAATTGACTACTGGGAGAGCCAGATTCTGCCCCAGTTCGAGACTCACATTGCCAATCTGGAAGCAGCTTGCAGGTCAAGGCACGCAGCTAGGCAGTAATGGATATTATACTCTTACTTATGACGGCCTGGCTATGTCTTCTGATATACCATATAAGCATCAGCAAAGACGATTAAGATGATATAATGGATATTGTAAGTAAATTATCAGACGACGAAATACGGGACTTCTTAGACCAGCTTCCGAAAGACGACAAGTTTACCTTTTTCAAAGAAATGACCACAGCCGAGTTTAAACTATACTACTCTCTTGTAGTAGGGAGACCAAATGAGAAAAAATCAACGACTTAAGCGAGAAAAGCGCCGAAAAGAAGCAGAGGAGCGCGCAGCGCTTCGCGCCAAGAGGACTGACGCCGAACAGCTAGCACGGCTAGACAGTCTGGGGTGGAAGGCCACCAAAGAACGAAAACGCCTAGCAGGAGATAAGTAAATGAACGAAGAAGATAAAGCATTCAGTAATCGGATTTTCAAGATATTCGGCCTGTTCGTAGTTCTGGCGGCCTTTGGTTCTGTTTTTACGACCTACACCGTACTCCAGGAAGGCGTCTCGTCTGTTTCGTGTGATACGTGTACAGCCTGCAAGGCACACGAGAAAGCACTTAATCGTACCAGGGTACAGGTTGCCCAGAACTCAGGTTTGGCAAAAGAATGCCGAGCAGAGCTAAGTGAGTTACAAACTAAGCTACACCCGCTCACTAATCTCGCACAACAAAACCCCGAAGCCTTGGCAACTCACGCCTCTGACCTAAACTATTAGATTGGAAAAAGGTGACTGAATCAACAAACAAAGACATATTAGTAAGGGGATACAATAATGAAAACACTAATCGCAACACTAATGATAATTGTCTCGATCTCACTCATTGCCTATGGGGCACGCCCTCGCGTGAGCATGGCTGATAGCGGAGAGTGGCACGTAAAATGCTGTGACTGCTCTTGCAAAGAAGAGACTAAACAGGAAGCACCTAAGAAGGTCGGCAAGAGGAAGGAGTGCAAAAAGGCTGGAAACGCCTGGTAAGGCGGCGTTAGCCGCCTCGATGGAATATGAATTAACAACAAAAAAGTCCCAAACAGGACAGGAAATCTAAAATGACAAAGAAGAAGCGAAAAGCAATTGATAAAGCAGTAGGAGCCCAAGCAAAGGTATATGAAGTAATGAAAGACGGCAAATGGTACACGATTGACCAGGTAACCTATCTGGTAGGAAGCCCAGGCGAAGCTGGCACGTCCGCCCGTATCCGTGACTTCCGCAAGGCTGGTCTCACAGTAGAACGTACACCCACCGAGACGCCCCGCGTCTTCCAGTACCGCCTGGCACTGTAAGCTACTCACCATCGAAAGCCGCAGCCGATTCCCCCAAGATCAGCTGCGGCTTTCCTCAAGCCTTGCAAACACCTAGCAGGTCTGGTATACTATAAGTAGAGTAAAGGGAGACACAGATTGAGCAAGGACACATTCACAATTCAGATGTACCACAGAGGGGATGCCAGGAAGGTATTCAACGTGGAGTACACAGACGGCACTATGCTTTTTGAGCCCGTGCCATATAACCCAGATGTACAGATTAACTACCCTATAGCGGCTGGCAGGACTGTGCGCGCAAACGTAGATTGCATAGAAGATGCTCTCGACATAGACTACCTTCTTTGCGTGGGGGACGAGCGTGGCAAGAGTTGGCAGTATGAGTGGGATTGTAAGCACGGCGGAACACGAGCCACCGTCTACTTTTCCAGGCCCTCATGGGACAAAGTATCTATTTCACATACTACAAACAACGTTTTCGTGGACAAGGCGATTGCCCAATATTTTGAATCGTTTTTGATTATATAAGATGAATAAACAACAAGAATCCAGGACAGCTGATATAAAACACACCCTATACACCCATTCCCTCCCTCAACCATGCTCTATACAGCCATAAACGCAATCAAACGCTCCCTCAATGTAATCTGCTCCCAACTAAACAAAATATTTAGTAAAATGAGCGGATAGCAGCTTTTAGATTTCCCAGTTATTTCGTGTGATATCAGCCAATTGCCTTGGGCTTTAGCCCTTTGCTTTGAGATATCTGCGAGAAAAGTCTCTTTTTTAAAACTTCACAAAAATTGCGGGGGGCCTATAAGCGCCCCACCGGCAAGCGTCAAGAGTGAAAAGTGCAGACACCCCCCCCGTATACACACCGACATCGGAACCCCGCGATATCATTAGCCTTTCGACACACGGGCCGACGCTACGGGCCGACGCACGGGGCGACGCTACGGGCCGACACACGGGCCG